TGATTATGATTATGATTATGATTGTGTGATTGTCCACCTACTTTGCAAGACGGTGAAAGACATTCAAAATTGTAGTTGACACCTTGAACAGTAGTGGTAGGCTCCGCGCCATGATTGCTGGCGGCTACACCAAACTCTTCGGATCACTCATTGGTTCCACGCTCTGGCGGCAGGATAACAAGAACCTCAAACTCGTGTGGATTACCATGCTCGCCATGGCCAATAAGCACGGGGAGGTGATGACCTCGATTCCCGGGCTTGCCGACTTCGCCAAGGTCACCCTTGCCGAGTGCCTTGAGTGCCTCAACATTCTGAAGTCGCCCGACGAGTACTCGAGGACCCCGGACCAGGAGGGCCGTCGAATTGAGGACATTCCGGGTGGGTGGCGCATCCTAAACTTCCTGAAATACCGGGACACCATGGATGAGGACGATCGCAAAGCCTACTTCCGGGAAAAACAACGCCAGTACCGCTCGAACAAAAAATGCAACTCCACGTCCCCCTCGACCAAACCGTCCGACTCCGCTACCGGCACACCTACCAGTTCGGCGGCGCCACCATCACCCTCCGGGCCCAGTCAGCCTTCATCGAGCACCCGGACCCGCAGGTCTGCGAAAGCCTCAAAATCACCCTCCTCGGACAATGGCTACCCGACGGGATCTACCGCGGAACCCTCACCGGAGCCCGTAAATCCGTCGGTCCCGACGACTGACGCCATCCACCCTGAACTCGAATAATTTATGTATTACGATAATCCCACCGAGGGGTTCTTCCCCATCGCCATGGAGATTTGCCGTGCCGAGGAGGAATTTCTGGAGCGGTGGCTTAAACCCATCCTTCCGCCAGTCGTGTTCCGCTGGAGTAAGGAGCGAAAACACGTGCAGTTTTGCGTGAAATACATGCGCCGACATGGCATCGGAATTGTCATCTGCCCGGACCATAAGGTGCTCATGCACGGTGGCGTAAAAGTGGCAGAATTTCGTTACCAGATCACCAAATGACCTCCGAGTCTGATAAAACCACCGCCCGCAACCAGGGCATCGCCGACTTCAAGGCTGGAAAACATTTCGGAGAATCTCCGAATCAGGGCTTCCGGGAGGATGATATCGAACTGCGTTGGCAGTGGCAGAAGGGCTGGCTCCGTGCCCAGCTGGATGCGGCCGATGCCGCCAAAGAAAAACAAAAAGTATGAGCTATATTCCCGTCGACCGAACCGTGATCCTCACCGAGGATGATGTGTCTGAACTGAAGAGCCTGCTTGTCGGCATCGAACAGGCCGAGTTTGAGGATCGTGGTGGCACGCGACTCACCGACGCGGGCCGATCACGCGACCTGCTGAAGCAGTCCCTCGTCCGAATCCTCAACCAGATTCCCCGAACATGAGAGAAACCGACTGGTCGGACAACCAACGCCGCTGCCTCCACTTTGTGGGGCGACAATTCGTCGCGCACGCTTACGGCTACACCTACGAGTGGCAGGCCGACAACGTGATTTATGCCCGGGAGGGCGACAAGAAGCCCTACCTGATCGCCCGTCCCGTGCGCCGAATCTCCGGGAAGCGCGGATGGCTCCGTGGGCCACAGATTTTTCACGCAGAAAACCTGCCCATCAAATGAGCCTACCTAAACCCACCGGAATCGAAGCCGCCGTCTGCCGGGACATCGCCGCCCGCCAGCAACTCGGCATCAAGAAGTACGGCCAGACCGTGGCTGAGAATCACTCCCACCATCGCGCCCGTCTGGTGCACGCTTACGAGGAGCACCTCGACGCGGCGATTTACCTTAAGTGGGCCATCGACCAGCTCTGCCCGGACTGCGGCGGCTGGATGAAGGACGGCATCTGCCAAAATCACGGATGCGAATAATGAAAAAGCTCACCGTCCGGGAAACCGAGGTCATGGTCCTGCTCTGCCTCGGCCACACCAATAAGGAAATCGCCGAGATCATGGGCTGCTCGATCAAGACCATCGAGAAGCACAAGCAGTCGGTCTATTACAAGTGGCACGTGAGCACCATCACCGCGATGATCCGCGTGGCTTTGCGCGAAAAGCACATAGCCGTCGACTACTTCACCGCATCGGTGATTGGGGAGAACCGTCACCACGAGACGCCAGCCCGTCACGAACGCGTCCTACGTTGAATTTGCAGTCAACCAAAAACCAAAGGAAAAAATGAAAACAGACGAACGAATCGAGCAAATAAAAGACCCGGAGTTGCGGGCCACCGCCACCATCTACGCTGAGCGCGACCGGCAGAAAAGCGAGGAGCATTGGGACCAGGACCACGACGACACCCATATCGATGGAAGCATCTGGAAAGCGGCCAAGTTTTACGTGGAAGCCGCGCTCCGGCCTCCCATCTGGCAGCTGATGAACTTCGCCAAGCAGTGGCCGTGGGACCCGCAGTATTTCAAGCCATGGAAGAAGGACTCGGCCGGGGAATACACGACCGAGATCGACCGGGAGCGCTGCCTCGTGAAGGCGGGCGCCCTCATCCTCGCCGAGCAGGAACGCCTGGACAGGGCGCTTAAGAAGGTCGTTTCCAAACTCGCCGAAATCCGAACCCAAAAGGACTCGCAATGATAACGGTCAAAAAATCACCCACAGCCGACACGCGCACCTGCGACGTGACCAAGGTTTCTCAGGAGATGCTGCGCCAGTCGAGCATGCTGCACATTCTCGACGTGATTAAAGCCCTGGAATTATTCCAGAGCATGATGGCTCAGGCGGCTCGCGTCCACGACTACGACAAGGTCGAAAACATCGCCGAGTTCTACGCCGATTTCGTCACCAAGTTCGAGCAGACCACGTGGTGGGATAACCACCGGAAGATCCACCGGCATCACCTGAATTACGCTGACGGGGTGCCAGAGGACGTGAACCTGATCGATGTGATCGAGTACATCTCCGACTGCGTCATGGCCGGCATGGCTCGGAGCGGATCAGTTTACGACATCACGCTGCCCAACGAGGTGTTGGTCCGCGCTTTCAATAACACGGTAGAACTCCTGAAGAAGAACGTCGAGGTGGACCCATGTTCCTGAAAAATTACACCTCCGAAGTCCCGGTGCCCACGACCATCATGCGAATTGAGCAGACGCTCATCCACTGTGGTGTCAAAGGCATCGAGAAAGAATACCAGAGAGACGGCAAGGTCGACGCTCTGACGTTCACAATCGACGTTGGTGACAACCATCCGATGCGGGTCAAGCTGCCAGTGCGCGAGGAGGAGGTCCTTGAGCGAATGTGGCGTGAATATGTCGGCGTAAGCCCGGTGTCGAAGGATGGCCAGTCGGTCGATGATCATCCTCACGTGAAGCGCAAGGTTCGCGAGGACTTCCGCGCTCAAGCGCAGCGCACCGCGTGGCGCATCATGCAGGACTGGGTGGAAATCCAGATGTCGCTCATCCTGCTGAAGCAAGCCGACGTGCGTGAGGTGTTTCTCAGCTACATCATGGTTGGCAAAAAGACCGTGTTTGAGATTGCCCGGGACAGCCATTTCAAGGCACTCTTGCCAGAGAAAACCTCGTGAAAGCGACGCCAGAAAACATCCTGATGTTGGAACCGGGCCAGATCTTCGTATTCGGCTCCAACACCGCTGGTATTCACGGCAAGGGCGCGGCTCGCACCGCCACCCTGCTCTTTGGAGCCGACCGAGGCGTGGCGGAAGGGCCGACGGGACGGTGTTACGCCATCCCAACGCGCATCTACATTCCCCGGGATGACACGCACTGGCGGGTGCGTTTCGAAACGATGCCCCTCAATAAAATTGAGGCTGCTATTCACCGGTTCATGGATTATGCCGACCAGCACATGGAGCTGGAATTTCTCGTGACCAAGCTGGGCTGTGGGTACGCGGGTTACAAGGCGGAGGAGATAGCGCCATTCTTCCGCAATAATCGCCCGGTAAACGTGGTGCTTCCGTTGGAGTTTCATTAAGGGGAACACCCCCTTTACTTGCAGGGGTCGTGGTGCCAACGTGCGCCATGACCCCAATTCTTTCAGAAGTTCACTTGTCGGGGGACAGCCTGATCCATTCGCTTCTGTTCCTGTTCGTGGTGGGCATTGTGCTCGGCATCATCTGGTGGCTGGTGCAGCAGGCCCCTTTTCTGAACGAGATGTTCAAGCGGGTGCTGGGCTACATCATCATCTTCATTGGGGCCATCATCATTATCAACTTCCTGCTGTCGGTCGTCGGCCACCCGCTGGTCACCTTCTAAAAGTCCGGCTCAATGATGAGCAGCACCTCGTGCAGATTGATGAATGCCCGTTTGGTGCCGTCGGTGAGATATTCAAGGCCATCGTGGTCGAACTTGCAGACCACGCGGTCCTTCACTTTGACATCCTTCACCTTCTCGCCCACCGCCACCACCCAGAAGATGTGGTCATCGCCCATCAGGATATCTCGGTTCTTCTCAGTGAGCATGATCCCACCACCACGCGAGCGCTCGCGGCGATACGGGGTGACGAGGAGTTTGGTTCCAGTAGGTTTCAGGACAGGCATGGCAGGTCTATTTCGATGAGGGTTTCTTCGAGCGTGTACGAGTCGACTCTTTCTTGTTCGACTTTGAGATCGACCTCACCCTCTTTGTCGCCACGTATAAGGCCAGCATGCCGTAAGCCGTCGAGCAGATCTTTGATTGAGGCGTATTTGGCGTCAACGTCGAGTAACTGGACTCGGCGGAGCGTAAAGCGGACAACAGGACATTCTGTGCCTTGTGCTTCTCGCTGGCAATGGCTCGCCAGTGCATCCGGTCGTTGAGGTGGTTTGGGGTTCGGTACTTGAGGACGAGATTTATTTTCATTCCGTCTGTTTTCAAACCGGTTCAGCCATTCGGCGTCGTAACCTTTCCAGCTCATTTGTCAGTTCCGGTCATCCACACGAAAATCTTGTTCAGATTGTCTATGGCAATGGCCCGGCAGTCGTTGTTCTCGATGCGGGACAGGGTGACGTGGTCGATGCCAATTTGGGTCGCGAGAGTGCGGCGGGACACATGGTTCTTGTCACGCCAGGCACGGATCATTTCACCGAGTCTCATAAGGTTGTATCGACTATGAAACAGTGAGGGATTGACAGCAAGGGAAAAATGCGAGATAACCGGCACCATTATGGCAAGACTCAACAACCGCATGGTGCAGATTCCCTTCGGCCTCAAATTTTACCAGCCTGAAACCCGGTTCAACGTACGCAATGGTTCCTCATTCCACAGCATCGTGGATCAGGTGGTGGCCATGAGGCGGGCCAACCCGGCGCTCACCGCCAAGCACGGGTGGTCAGTGGACCCGAATGTGGTGGCGGACGAGGTGGACGCCTTTAATGCTGCCATATGTGAACGCATGGGATGGACTCAGTTCATCAGCCAGCCCGGAGCAGGAGTCGCCCCCAGCCCAAAATTCAAAGCCCTGTCACCCCAAAGCGAAAAGCAACTAAGTGTTGCGGCCGCAAAGACTAAAAAGGTGTGGCAGGGCGTCAAGACACTGAATGACTGGATCGAGTCCAACCTCCCTGGAGTAGATCCCGCGCTCGCGCTGCAGCGGGCCGAAACCTGTGTGGCATGCGCCCTCAACGGCAAAGGCGGTCTTGAGGAATGGTTCACTAAGCCGGCCGCAGCAGCCATAAAACTGCAGCTCTCCAAGCTTTCCGGCCGTAAACTGTCCACCACGGTGGACGACAAGCTGAATGTCTGTACCGCATGCCTGTGCCCGTTGAAGCTGAAAGTGCACACCCCGCTGGAGTTTATCACGGAGCATATGGATGAGGACACCAAACGGGCACTGGACCCGAAGTGCTGGATACTGTCTGAGATGTCCACCGCGGTGGACAAACCGGTCGCGTGAAGATCGCCCCATCAAGCACACTGGAATATCGTCGTAGGTGGCGTAAAAACCACCTCGCTTCTCGTGCTGCCACCATGAGAAAATGGACCGCAAAACATCCCGGGTACAGCACTCGTTACACTAGAAAACGACGTTCGTTAAATTTGAAGAGAGATTTGGAATACAATCGGCAGTGGAGGAAGAATAATCCTCATAAACTGAAGCTCCAGAGGCAACGTGAGATTCAAAAAAGGAAGTTGGAAAGAGCCTTGAAGTTGATGGAGCGTCGAGCCATTGCTAAAAGCGTCACCGTCTCTCCCTTAAAAATAAGGCCTGTTGTTTTGGCTTGGAAGAAGGAATTGGTGTTCACGTGCTACTACTGCACCAGGCCATTTCCAACCACCTTGCTGCATATCGACCATGTTATTCCGCTCGCTAAAGGAGGGTCCCACTCGGTGGGCAACCTTTGCAGATCGTGCCCGTCGTGTAATTTGAGCAAGAATTGTAGGATGCCGTCAGATTTTGTTCCGCCAACAAAACAGCCTCTATTGTCGCTATGAAGATAGCCTGTGTGTATGTTCATCCCACGGCGAACGTCATGACCTACGGGCCAATGGCGCGGCGGTTTGTGGAGACGTACATGGAGAATCCCCCCGGGGAAACCGACCATGAACTGCACGTCTGCATCAACGGTTCGTTGGGGATGGGAGATTGGAACAAGAAGCTTTTCGAACCGCTCGTGCCTCGTTTCTACCAGCACAATAATTTCGGGAAGGACATTGGGGCCTATCAAGCTGCAGCCGACATGATCGAATGTGACTTGCTGGTGTGCCTGGGTTCGCCGCTGCACTTTCATCGTGCTGGCTGGCTGGATCGCATCCTGATGGCCTACCTCGAGAATGGGCCGGCGGTTTACTCGCCTTGGGGATTTCACGCCCCCCGGCCCCATCTTCGCACCACCGCGTTCTGGTGTCCGCCAGAGTTCTTGAACGCATACCCTCGCCGGGTGGACAACTCGAATCGTTACCAGTTCGAACACGGGGCGGATTCGATCACTCTCTGGAGCCAGAAGCAGGGATACGAACCGCTACAGGTGACGTGGCGCGGGACGTATCACATGGAGAACTGGCACGCGGTGGACCCGCATGAATCGCTGTTAATCGATCAACACATGGCACCACAATGGCCGAAACCAATCCGCAAATAGCAGTCTTTTACCACTGCCTCCTGAGAAGCGAGCAGCGCGTGATCGACATGGATTACGCACTGAACCTCATCGCGCACCAGATGAATGCTCTCAACGGCAGCGGATTGGAGGAGGCGGCCAGCTCGATCTTCATCGGAGTGAACGGGGACGATAGCGATGCCATGGCGGTGGCGTGCCTCGCGCCAAATAAAGCGGAGGTGGTGCATCACGGGTCCGGTGCCACCACGGAGATTCCCACCATGAACGTCGTGCGCCAGTGGGCCATTGAACATCCGGACACGTTCGTGATGTATCATCACAGCAAAGGTGTCAGCACGCCGAACCAGCAGGATGGATGGCGCCGCCGGATGGAGGCCATCTCGGTGTGGGGGTGGCAGGACTGCTTCAAGGCGCTTCAGCGCGGGTACGATTGCGCGGGCGCTCACTGGTTGACGCCGGAGAAGAACCCAGGCGCCATCACGATCCCATTCTTTGGAGGAACGTTTTGGTGGAGCAAGTCCAACTATCTGGCTAAACTGCCACCGTTGCCAGAGGCGAAGTGGGAGAATCGTTATGAGGCAGAAAACTGGATAGGAAAGGGGAACCCACGTCCGCGCGTCATGGACTTCTTCCCGGGATGGCCCACCGTGCATTGATTTATGAACACTGAATCAGAACCGTTCGTACCTACTGCTGCCAAATTACCTGACGGCTCTGGGTTTTTCACAAACATCGTGATGTCTCGAGAAGAGGCGCTCGCGCTCCCACCCGAGAAGCGCCCACTCAACTACCGCATCTCATCCAGCCTGTACCACGCGGTCTTTGAATCTATCGGCGCAGCCTCGATGGCGTGGGAGCCGCGCCCGGGAAAAGAAGTGTTCAACGCGAACGAGGCATCCAAAATCGCGACGGACCTGTGTTTCAAGATCGCTGAAGAGATGGAGAAGCAGAACGGTGGAACTTCTCACTGCGCCATGCTCGATCAAGCATTGTCGCTGGACGAACTCGCTCATCAGGAACCAGTCGCCGCCTTGTGGACCGACAAACGCACGCGCCGCGAGGGTGACGGTGAATACATCCTACACGGGTACACCCCGTTCTATGACCGTGAGTTTTCCAAGTGGCGCAATGAACCGATCCGCCTGCTGGAAATCGGACTTAACGTGGGCGCCTCCATCAAGATGTGGCTCCAGTATTTCACCAAAGCCAAAGTGGTAGGACTCGACATCGCCGAATTTAAGTTTGGAATGCCGATAGACGAAGACCTGCTCCATAGGTTCTCGTTCTTCAAGGGCAACGCGTTCAGCCCTTACGACCTGCAACGCTTTGTAGAAGCCTATCCCGAACAGTTCGACATCGTTATTGACGACGGGGCTCACTCCTCGGGTTCAATCATCATGTCGTTCAGCTACCTTTGGGGACATGTGAAACCTGGCGGGTATTACTGCATCGAGGACTTTCGCGAGTGTGTCAACAATCCTGATAGCCGCACTCCGGGCTATCCGGACCAGGTGCAGTTCGCGGAGACGCTGCTCGGACGCATCCTGCTCGGTGAGCGCGACATCGAAGAAGCTCATGTCAGCAAAGAACTCCTAATCCTCAGAAAACGAAAATGACCGACGACGAGAAATCAGTAATGAAGAAAAGGGTGTTGGATGTTGCCACCCAGCTGGCTGAGCACTGCGACTCAGTCCATGTGTTTGTTACTGTTCATTCCGGCGGTGAGGAGAACACCATCAGCTACGAGTGCGGTCTGGGAAACTTCTACGCCCGTCTGGGTCAAATCAATGAATGGGTGGTTATTCAGGAACAATTTCAGAGAAACGAAGCCATAAAAAGAGACCAAGAATGATTATCGAGCTTATCACATCCTACTTCAACGAGGAGTTCCTGTCTCCGTTGTTCATGCTGCATTACAGCCACTGGATTGATCGCGTGACGTTTATTACCCAGAAGCGCGATGATCACAAGTTCGACGACGAGGACAAGAGTAACTGGATCAATGATGCTGTCAGAAACTCAAGAGCGGATTGGGTGGTGCTGGTGGATATGGACGAGTTCATCTATCCCGAGCCATACGGTTGCAATCCTCGCACGGTGTTGGAGCGGGAATCAGGAAGTGTCATTTACTCGCACATGACCCGAATGTGGCGACACCACTCGGACAGGAATATCGACCGCACCATGCCACCGGTGCCACAGCGTCTGCATGGCATACCAGACCATGTGAAGCCGACCGTGTTTCGGCCCCACCCGTCTATCCAGTTGGGAGCTGGGAATCACGATATTCGTGGGCATCAAATGGATAAGGTGGGGCAACCGTGGGCTGGGGCCCACTGGGCCAATGCCGACCCGTGCTTCTGGATTCAACGGGAAACTCGGGACCGCGGGCCAAGACTGAGTGAGCGTAACATTGCTCGCGGCCACGGGATTCACACTCGACGGACAGAGCAACAAATCCTGGAAGAGTGTCGCCAGCACGAGAATGACCCAATCATCATCACGTTATGAGATACATTGCCGCTTTCATGTTGGGCATCGGCGTGTGGTGCTGGGTGGGCGGCACGTTTGAGGCAGACATTACCGCGCACTATATCCAGCAAGAACGGTTGGTCCCACAGATCGAAAGTCCTCAGCCTGACGGTCGAATGAAGAAGGTGGTGAGCGAGCGGTACATTGATCGCATCTTCCGAGCGACCATTTCCAACGAGGTGATTTACGCCACTAACACCATCGACACGGGGAACGCGATCATCAAGCTGGAGCCCATGGATGACCGCCGCGCCCACTGAAACTCGTTGACTGGATTCATAAAGGCGAGTAAGACGGCACCATGCGTTTCGAAGATGCGGACCTCGTTCAATCGATTGCCTGGCAGTTGCGCTACGGTGATTGGTTTCGCGCCAACAATCGCGCCCGCATCAACTCCCTGTTCAACGGCGCTCCACCGTACACCGCTGAAGAGGTGGAGACGAACAACATCAACATCAACGTCAACTTTCTCGAAGCCACCAGTCTGTCGCACGATGCGCGTTCTCAGTTCTCTGCCGCCTTCCAAAAACCGGGAAATTATTTCAATGCGACCACCGATCGAGGGCCGGTGCACAAGCGGCAGGAGCGCTCCAGTATCGTCACCAAGGAAGTGAACCGTATCATGAAGCGGTCGCTTGAGTACTACGAGACAATGCGCTCCAAGTACGCGTTGCTGGTGCTTCACGGCATCGCGCCCGCGTCATGGGACACGCGCGACAAGTGGTGTCCGCTGGCGATGGGAGTCGAGGACTTGCTTATTCCATCCGACACACTGCTATCCTTTCGCAATCTTCCCTTTTTCATCAAGATGCGGGCTTACACCGCACCTGAATTGATTAAGCTCACGAATGGTCCCAAGCGGGATAAGGGTTGGAACATGAAACTCGTGAACGCCTGCATCAAGTGGGTGGACAAGGAATCGCAGTCACTGCTCGGCTCGCAGTTCCCCGATGTTTGGAGTCCGGAGAAGATGGCGGAGCGAGTGAAGAGTGACGGTGGTTACTACATGGGCGACCGGGTGCCCACGATCAACGTCTTTGATTTCTGGTACTGGTCTGATGAGGGCGGCAACGGTGGGTGGCGCCGACGTATGGTGCTCGACACGTGGAGCGCCCCCACCGGCATCGCACCGGAGATGAATGCCAATCAGGCGATGGACTTCGCCAAAGGCCAATGGCTCTACAACTCAGGCGACGTGGTGAAGGCCACTACCCGGGATCAGATTTTTAGCTGTCAGTTTGCGGACCTCTCCTCGGTTGCCCCCTTCCGCTATCACTCAGTCAGATCCCTCGGCTTCCTTCTCTACGCAGTTTGCCACCTCCAGAACCGGCTGCGTTGTCGACTGACTGAGACAACCTTTGAGCAGCTGATGATGCTCTTCCGGGTTAAGTCGCAGGAGGATGTTCAGCGTGTGATGAAGATCGACCTCTACAACCGGGGATTTATCGACGAGTCGGTGCAGTTTGTTCCGGCAGGCGATCGCTTTCAGCCAAACTACCAGCTGGCTGAGCTGGGCGTAACCCAGATCACCGACCTGATTTCTCGTCACTCCTCCTCGTTCACCGCGATGCCGCAGCAAGGGGCGTCGGATGTGGAGAAAACCAAGTTCCAGGTGCAGGCAGAGACGCAGACCGCCACCGCCATGGTGAGCATCGCGCTCCAGCAGGCGTACACTTATCAGACTTTTGAGTACAAAGAGATTTTCCGTCGCTTCTGCCAGAGCAATTCCACCGACCCTGACGTAGTGCGTTTTCAGGCCGCATGCCTCCGTCAGGGGGTGCCGAAGGATTATCTCAGGCCGGAGGAATGGGACATCGAACCGGAGCGCGTCATGGGTGCTGGCAACAAGACGCTTGAGATGAGCATTGCCCAGCAGCTCATGTCGTATCGTAATTTGTTCGACCCTGAGCCACAGCGTCAGATTCTGAGGGATGTAACCTTGGCGATTACTGATGACCCCGCACGGGCCGCAGCGCTGGTGCCGGACAATCCTCACACTATCAACGATGCGGTGCACGACGCGCAGCTCGCGTCCGGCACGCTCATGCAGGGTCTGCCGGTGGCGCTCAAGACCGGGATGAATCACATTGAGTACGTGGACACGCTCATGGTCACGATGGCGCATATCATCAAGAGCGCTCAGGACAGCGGAGGCATGGCTGACATCAAGACTATTCAAGGTTTGCAGAACATGGCGAACCACATCGCGCAACACATTCAGATCATCGCGGAAGACCCGAACGAGAAACAGCGCGTGAAGGTTTATGGTGACCAGATGGGCAAGATGATGAACCTCGTCAAGGCGATGGCCCAGCGTCTGGTGGAACAGATGCAGCAGCAAGCGCAGTCTCCGCAGGGCGACCCGCAGGCGGCAGCGAAAGCCGAGGCCACCGTCATTCAGGCACAGACGAAGGCCAAGCTCACCAGCCAGAGCCACGCGCAGCGCACTGCCCAGCGGCAGATTCAGTTCGAACAGGACATGCGCCAGCGCCAGGAGGAGCACGAGATGGAACTTCAAGCCAAGGCGGCTGAGGTCGGCGTCGATCTTGTGAAGCATCGTTTGAAACTGATTCAGGAGAAGAGCGACGACTCTGGAGGAAAAGAATGAGCATCCCAACGAAAGGTCCCGGCATGACCGGGCAGGCACTGGTGAGTCAAACCCCTGTGTTTGACGGTGGACATAAGCCCCGCAAGACCGTGTTCTCACGCAAAGCCGGCGTGTACCGCCCTACCAAGAAGCACCGAAAGCAAAGGTTCCTGTAAAACAAAAGTGTTGCAAAGTCGAAACAGAGACTCTAAAAGGAGGCTTGAGATTATTTGAAGCCTATGCCTCCGCAACCAGCCCAGAAGCCGCCGCAGCCATTCAATCCCAACCGGTCACCCAAGCAACGATTCGTTGAGATGTCCCAATGGGTAGGTGAGCATCGGCAAATGGTGGACAGCGTGGCCTTCGCTCGTGCCTGCGACTTCGCCCTGTTGCAGTTCCAAAAGGATGTCACGAGTGATATCGTCAACGGAGAAGGCGCGGGTGCTGCGGGGCTGCAAATGAAGGGAGTTCAGAAGTTTCTGGATATCCTGAGAAACCTCTCCGAAACCTCCACCCCTATCGCGCGTCCGCCTGACTTAAACTTGAAACATTGATTTTATGCCTGAAGCACCAACCATCGTACCTCCCGCTCCCCCCTCCCGCCCCGCTGCCGCTGGCGCCCCCAGCGCCGTGCCGGCCAGTACCGGTGAGATCCACGTCACTCCTCCTGGAACAAAGCCGACAAGTACTCCTGAACCGAAGCCGGAATCAGCCAAGGGAAAATTGTTCAAGGCGATGGAAGAAAAGGCTGGTGGTCGACCCGGCGAGCGTCCCGGAGCCGCGGCTCCCAAGCCGGCTGAAAAACCAGCTGAGAAGCCAGTGGAGGCCGCGAAGCCTGGAGAGCAGCCCACCGCCAAACCAAGCGAGCAACCGGCAGTCGAAGCTGTGAAGCCCGGCGAACAGCCCGCGCCCGAGGCGAAAGACGGCAAGAAGCCAAGTCCGTGGAAGCTCGTCGAAGAGTACAAAAGTAAAGCAACCAAGGCGGAACAGGAACTCGCCGAGCTGCGTAAGCAGATCACTCCCGAGAGCGATCGTAAAGTTCTGGAAGAGCGTCTCACCAAAGCCGAGGCTCGCGCCAAGCAGCTGGAAGAGCATCTGGCTTTCACCGACTACTCCCAGACGGAGGATTTCAAAAACAAGTATGTCGAGCCCTACACGAAGGCGTGGGGAGTAGCGATGGCGGAACTGAAAGACCTCAAGGTGGCGGACGGCCAAGGTGGCCAGCGCGACGTCACTGCCAACGACCTGCTCGAGATTGTCAACGCACCGCTCGCCCGGGCGCGGCAGATGGCTGATGAAGCGTTCGGCCCTTTTGCCAACGACATCATGGTGCATCGTAATGAGATTCGGAACCTGTTCGACAAGCAACAGGCGGCACTCGAGGATGCCAAGAAGAACGGTCTCACCAAGCGCCAGCAGGAAACCGAGGCGCAGCAACGCGCTCACTCTGAGTTGACCAAGACCATCGCTTCCACGTGGCAGCAGGAGAATGCGGCTGTGCTTAGTGATGAAAAAATCGGCTCCTATTTCAAGCCTCGCGAAGGGGATGAAGCCTGGAATACCCGACTGCAGAAGGGGTACGAACTGGTGGATAAGGCGTTCGCTCAGAATCCGGCTGATCCTAAACTGTCGGCCGCGGAGCGTGCCGATGTCATCCGCCGTCACGCGGCAGTGAGGAACCGCGCGGCAGCATGGGGCGCATTGCGTGGTGAAGTGGAAGCCTTGACTGCCACCAATAAAGCGCTCCTTGAAGAGCTGGCGCAGTATAAGGAAACCGAACCGTCCGGCGCGGCTGGCCGGACTCCAAATGCCGCTGTGCCGCAGGGCGCGGGCAGTGCTAAAGCTAATATGTTCCAGAAGTTACGTGAGCGAGCGCATTGACATTTGGCGGTACCTGAGTTTAAGTAGTGTCTGTTGTCTGTCTGGTTAGTCCTTTTGGTAAATCTGGTTGAAAGTCCGGCGCCGCTCGTAAGCGCCGGACTTTTTTTATGCATACAAGTACTGGACTTTGCGAATGTGGTAAGCCGGCGATCAAAGGTAAAAACCATCGCTACCGGAAATGTGATGATTGTCGCGAGCTGGATAGGCGGAACCGGGAAATCGATAATCACTACGCCAATCGAGGTCGCGTCAAACCAGAAACAAAGGCTTCCAAAGATCCAGAAGAGGTATCTGAAGTGTCCACCGCGGTGGACACCATCGTTGCCAGCGCCATGGAACGACTCGAGTCCATGCTCAAATCAGTTGACAGCCCTGCCTGATTGGGTGTAGAACCCGTCATGGATGCGTAGTTGGCCGGTAGCATCTCTCAAAATCTCACCGGCACATCGGCGAATAAGCGAAGCTCCCAGCCGACTTCATCAGTGTTTCCCAACGGTAATCAGTGTGCGTATGTGCGCCCACTAAATTTAGTCAACCAACTAAACTTTTGTTATTTTTATGAGCTGTCCGACTGGCCAAATCATCGCCGCCTGCGACTTCCCGCAGTTCCTGGTCGATCAAACGCCTCGCTTCGACGAGATCATCATGGAAGATATCCGGCCGACTGACGGCTGGTTGTACAACGTTTCCACCGGCACCACTGAGATGGGTACTCCCGTCGAAGTGACGCAGGACCGTTTCCGCAGCGTGTTCCCCAACATCACGAAGCCATGGACCCGCAAGGTCGCCAATGGCCCGGGTTGTGTAGGTAATCCCTGCGACATGGTGGAGCATCAAATCGGCTGGGGCGCGGACCGCCTCACCTGGTACGCTGAGCAGCAGTACTGGAGCACGCCTCTGTTCTGCTATGACCAGGACATGCACATCACGCAGGCTCAGGAGCATATCGAGCAGATTATCACCGAGATCCTGAAGCCCGCCACCACCGCAATTTCCAGCAACTTCCTTCGCCGCCGCCACCTCCTGTGGTCGTTCATGAAGAACGTGGCGAACAAGAATTGCTCGCAGCCCAACACCGACGGCGTGTTCACCTACCAGTGGAACAACAACGCCGCGGGCGACGAAGTGTATTTCGACTGCAATGTCAGTCCGACGCGGGTGTTCAAGCTCGTGCCACAGATGCTGCAAAACCGTTTCAACAACCTGATGTTGAAGGGTTATGCCGGCAAGAATCCGTTCAAGGAAACCAGCCCGTTCATCGAGCTGTGTACCGACATGGATACCTGCTGGAGCCTCGACCACCTCGGTGGCCAGCAAGGCATCGGCGGTGGCGACAATCCGAACGTGCTTGGAAACTGGCGCTTTACCCAGTTCGACGACAGCACGAAGTACTGGCGCTACGGTTACTCCGGTCAGCTCGGCAACTACATGACCCGCGTGGACCCCATGGGCCTCCGGTTCAACTTCGTGGCCGACCTGGGTTCGGGTGCCAACGGTGGCAGCGGCAATCGTTACCGCTACCAGATCGTGCTGCCCTTCGTGAATCAAATCACAACCGGTGCGGGCGGTGCGGCCGGCCTTGGCTCGCAGCCGAACCCCGACTTCGACCGTGCTCATTTCGCCATCAGCCAGATCCATCACAAGATGGGCATGGAACTCCTGGTGCCGGATGCTCGTCCGCTCAATCCCGAGATGCCCTTCGGTCACCGGGACTTCGGCGGAAAATGGCAATTCGTCATGGACAACCTCGGTGCCGACGCCTCGGGCAACGTCATCCAGAACAAGCGCCGGAATAAGGGCCAGTTCATCGCGGACTTCATGTATTACGTCCGCCCGATGCACTACGAGTTCCTGGAGGTGTTCTTCCACAAGCGCGAGCAGTTCTGCGTGCCGGAAATCGACACGTGCTCGAGCGATCCGGGATACCCGGTGCAGAGCTACGACAGCACGTTGCCGTCGTGCCCGCTGCCCACGGACTTCACCGCGTTGTATGGCACCTTCCCTTGTGGTGTGCCGAGCGGAACGCAGGACGGGCCGGTGCCGCAGCCTCAGCCGGTGCCCAGCACCAGCGACCCAAACAGCGATCTGTAATCGGGATTGATTATCACCACCCGGGAGGGATACAACTCTCCCGGGTGAAACAGGTTTTAACAATTCAATGGCTCGAAAGGGCCGAACCGATATGCCTGAAGATTATTACAGTGATGGTGATGCGTCGGCCTCCAGCGCTCCCGCGCCCGAGGGTGGGGATTCCTCGGATGATTCAGGGACCACCGCGGTCGTTCCGTCCGAGCTGTGCCCCGGGATGAAGGTGGGGGACAAGATGGAAGTGGAGATCGTGGGTGTTGATGACGACAGCTACCAAATCAAGTACACGTCCAAGGGGAACGAGGAAAAGGAACCGGAGACCGAAGTCTCCGCACCCGCTCCTGAAGGTTCCATGGCGAGCATGATGGAATGACTGATGCAGCTACACTTCTCAGCTCCGCGCCGTGTTTTGAGTGCTTTGGCCTCAGCATAGGGGAGGCGTTGGAGTTGGGTTTGTGGCAGCGTATAAACACTATGGCCACCGACCCGCAATCATTGTTGTCCGCCGGCCACTGCTTCGCTTGCTATGGCGCCAGCACCTTTGAGATTCTCAAGCTGGCGCTGCTCGCGCAGATTTCCCAGTCCCATAATCCAGCGAATGATGTAACGCCTCAGGGGCTTCTGACCCAGGGCGCGTGTCTAGAGTGCTATGGCATGGTCAGCACTCCCAAGCTGATGGAGTTGGTGCTCCTTTCCCAAATCGCCACATGAGCACTGATGCTCAAACCCTTTTGTCCTCCGCACAATGCTATCTCTGCCTTGGCATCTCCATCGGGGAAGCCTTGCAGCTGGCGTTACTGGCGCAGATCGCGGGTGGCGGTGGTTCTGGAACGGGAGTACAGCAGACCTTTTCCAGCGCAGCCGCTGACCCTAACGTGGCTGGTGTGGTGCCGACAAATACAACCATCGCCAACTGGTTCTACCAGGACCCGGGAACCGGTGGTATTCTAAACGTGTGGTACTGGAGCATCACCAATCAAAACTGGGTTCAATACTCTGGATGAAAACTATCTTTATTTCTCTGATGGCGCTGGCGTCCCTGACAGCGTCTGCCCAGTTCAAACCGAATACGTACGACACCAACACGGAGGCCGTGGCGAGAATGGCTATTGCAGCACAGATTGGAGCACAGGTGGGCCCATTGGGATCAAACTTTCTCGGACCGGCTGCGGTTGGAAGTCAAATCGCAGGATCAAACTACCTAACGGCAGCTACAGCCGGCAGCCAGATTGCCGGTTCAAATTACCTTACTGCCGCAACAGCGGGAGCACAAATCGCCGGGTCGAACTATTTAACAGCAGCAACGGCAGGTTCTCAGATCGCAGGCTCGAATTATCTCACTGCCGCTACGGCTGGATCTCAGATCGCAGGGAGTAACTTTGTAAACGCGGTGCAGGCCTCAAACATCGTCACCACTGCGTCAACCAACTTTGAGTTGGTTTCCCGCCAGACCGTTCCATTGTGGTACACCACCAACATCACCCAGATTGGTGGAATCTATAACTCATGGCCAACCGCCGCTCGTGATACGAATGGCGACTACGTGGTGATGTTTGCTTCGGGAAATCGCCACAATCCCACCAATCGGTCTTTGTATCTCACTCGTTCGACAAACCAAGGATATTCCTGGTCAACCCCAACGCTTACTTATACCAACGGAGCGGTGGATGTGGCGGCCCCTGGATTCGCATTCGGCATTTCCTCGAGCGGAAGATACATCCTCGCCAGCGCTGGTACGATCGTGCCGGCAAATGTCGTCACGCAGATGGTGTTGCTATACTCGGACAATCAAGGAACTTCATGGACTCCCGCCAACTCGTTTCAATCGTTTACTGGCTACGACAACACCAACGTGCCCGCCGGCCAGATCATCACACTCGCCAGCAACCGACTGTGCATGGGGTACTCAGGATTCAGCAATAGCTTTGATGCCAGCGTCACCTACGCACTCACTTCAGACGATAACGCGCTGACATGGCAGACCAACTTCATGGTGACGTCCACCACCAGCGGGTTTCGTGAACCCTCCTTCGCATACTTGGGCAACAGCAATGTGCTGGCCATGGTGCGCCGGGACTCGGCGTTTGCCAACCAGCCGAACATATTCTACCAACTGCACTCCACCAATAACGGCACTTCGTGGGTGGCGGACGGTCCGGTAAGCCTTGGCTACAGCACTGCCCAGCGCCAGCCATGCGCTCTTTACGCTTACGGTAGTGCCTCTGGGCGCCGCGTGGTGATGGTGACTGGAAATCGAGAAAACACGCAGTTGGAGGCACGGGAGATCTCAGCGTGGGACGCATTCTATAATCTGACAAACGTATGGCTGTACGCCCGACCGGAAGCTCTGGGGGTGATTTGCCCCTATCAGGGAGATGGCGGATACGGATCTCCAATCGGTGATGGACAGTCGGGTGATTGCATCATCCCGTACTATTTTTCGTTCACCAACAATCTGGCTATTCCCACCAATGCTCAGATTCGTTTCTCCTCCCGCAGCTCGCGGCTGGCTGTGCCGCAGAATCCCCAAGTACTTTTGTACAACACACAGGTTGGCGGAGTGACCAACACTGTCACTGAGACGGACATGATAAATTTCACCATCCCGTCCTACACGCTATTTGGGAACCATGCTTACCAGTTCGATATGACGGGCTATATGCTGAACAACGCTTCAGCAACGATGACCAATCGGGTGCGCGTGTACTTCGGAGGAACACTGATCTACGACCAGAACATGGACGCCACAGAGTTCGGGCAGGGTTCAGGGATTCGGCCATATCGTTTCTATGCCACGCTTAAATCCGGCGGCTCCATCACCAGTCAGAACCTGCTTGGCTCGTGGTGGCACGGCTCCAGCACAGCCCCCACAGTAGGAAACGGAAACATCGGTTCAACTGCTTTCGCAGGCGGTATTTTCGGAAATCGGACGACTCTGAATGGCACCACCAACAACGTGTTCCGGGTGACGTTCACCCTCAACCCGGCTAATGCCAATCTGTGGTTTGACCATGATCTTGTTTCGGTTACTTATTATTAGCCTGCCGCTGGTGCTGGCATCCTGCATGTCCACCGCGGTGGACAAAAGGTCTGAGGTGTCGAGCGCTTTTGCCGCGGAGCAGCCACTGGAAGTCATCACGCCAACGCTTAGTGTGGCGAGGCTGGTGGACCGGGTGCAGCTGGAGTGGATAAACAGCAATATCGAGCCAGTGACGTATAATCTGTACTACAGCTCGATTTCGCCGCACGTGTACGATCAGGTCATTTCAGGGATAACGGGTTCCGAGTACACTTTTTCGAACACGGTTGCCGGTACGACTTATTATTTTGCAATCACGGCCATGGACACGAATGGAGTGGAAAGCGACCTTTCTGAGCAATATGCATTTTTAATGCCGTTGACACTGGAAATGAGCTTCACCTTTGAGTCGGCTGCGACTAATGTCTCGGTGCAAAGCAGTAATGACCTGATGATATGGCAGGCGTCTCGAGCGCGACCAGGAGCGGCAGGGTTGTGGAGAATTGACGTGAACCCCGGAACACGTGCAGAGTTCTACCGAGGCATCGGGCAAGCTGTACCAGCCCTATGAGTGATCCGAAAACTGATACCTATGATCGACTGCATAAATTCATGTCTCTCAACCCAAACCAACGGGACGAGAGCCTGTTCTTGCAGTGCCAGAGATTCAAATCAATCCTCGAAAGCGAGGGTGTGGTAAACACTATCCGTGATATGGAAAACGCCTTGAACGGAAGCAAAGAAAAGGCTGGCATTCTGGTGCGGATGACGATTATTGAGAACCAGATAAAAGCTTTGGTTAAAAGCAACGCCGCCTTGCAAAAGGCCATGTACATCGCGACCGGAATTTATCTGGCCACGAAGTTCTATTTTGAATATCTAGCCCCTCATCACCCATGAGATTCACCCTTCCTGAACTGACGCCGTTGCAGGCCTACGCGGCTCGGACCATCATCAAGCTGGCAGCCATCGCTTTGGCCGCGCACGGCGCTACCAAGCTGGCGGAAGTGGTGAACGCCACAGATACAGTTGAATTGGTTCTCGGACTCGTGGCAGCGATCATCGCCATTGTTTCAGGAGCAAAGTCCAATACCACGAAGGCCATCCAGCAGAAGGCGGCTGACACTCTGCCAGCGGGAACGGTGCTGCCGGCCACCACGGATGAGAAACCCGACGCCCAGGTGATGTCACCAGAGTCCGCCACTGAGTTCATTCGAAAAATCCCTAGCCAATCCACAGACGCGAGTGTATAAACCGAAACATGAAAACGCCTTTCATTTCTGTCGTCCTTCTTACCGCAGCCCTTATGGTTGGTGGTATCACCGCCTGCAACACGAACCAGCAGCGCACTGCCGCCAACACTCTTTCCGCCACGCATGACGTGGTGTCGAAGGGGGTGGACAGCTTCTATGCTGCGACCGTGACCGGGCTCGCCTCCACCAATGGAATCGCCCCAGTGGGCGCGGCCTACGACAAGTTCCAAAAGGTCTATCTCTCGGCAGTGATCCTTGCACGGAACAACACCAACGCTCTGGCTCCTGACAACGTTATGCAGGAGGCGTCCAGTATAGCGGCAGTCATTGGAGAGTTCTATCAACCGGCTGCCAATAACATCAAAAACAAACTCCAAATCAAATGAACTTCGCAGCTCTTGTAGCTCAATACGGCCCGGTGGCCATCACGCTTATCGACGACCTCATCGCTACCCTCGAAAAGAAAGGTGCTGTTACTAGCGAAGAGTGGGACGCCATTCAAGCTAAAGGGAATGACACCGCGCGTGACCGCATGTTGAAGGTGCTTCAGGACCACGGCATCGACCCGGAGAGCGACCAAGGCAAGGCGTTTCTCGCGGCATCTGCTCATCCGGGTTTATAATCCCCGGGGCCTGGTGAATTTAACTTGCCGAAGATGCAGGTTTCACCAGGCCCCTCCCCTTCTTCCTCACCCTCCTTAAACCATGTTCCGAAGATGAAACATGGGGTGTTTTCCTAAGTGTAGTTCAGCTCGTGGCTTTTGCGGGCATCTCTCGCTTTGTCCCGCGCTCCCTTAAGCCAATCGTCCCGCACTACTGCAGGAGCTTGCTTGCCGATATTCTTGATGATAAATCCGAGACGACGAGCGCCTTCAATGCCGATGGAAACGCAGTCGGCCAAGTCGGGTGAACGCCCGGTCTTGAGCTTCATATCCGCCTTCGGCTCGACCTGAATCTTGTTCTTGCCGGCCATGCCCCATTCCCGCTGGCAGAACTCCATGAGCACATCCTCGGTAATGCCACGAAACTGACCGGACTCCACGATGTGCCGGACCGAGTACCACATCTCGGTGACATAATTGAAATAGTAGTCCTTGCACGCCATCGCGATCTGCTCACTCACCGGCTTCTCGCTGGCCGGCCCGCCGCAGTCGATCGAGACAGAGTAAATCCATTTCTTGCGGGCGAACGCGCTGACCAGCCCGGTCCTCATGCCAGAGTCGTAGAAGAATTTGTCCTGTGGGATGCCACTGGCTTCGCAATGCGCGATGACGAAATCCGCGATCTGTTCCTCCGCCTCATCCTTGCCGTTGCCAACGATGGGAATGACCTCGGTCTTGAGGAGAGCGATGACCGGACGGGTGGAAGGCTTCACCACATCCTGGTTGATGAGCACTTCGACAATGTTCTTATCCTCCTCGGGGTTGTAAAAGTCGATCTCGTCGCCAAACTCCAGCTCGGCATAAACACAGCGGTCGCCACCTACGCCTTTGTACGCCGCATCCAGACAGGCAATTCGGGTACGACTCGAATTGCGCCACACAGGAGCCTCCATCGCCTTGTTCTTGATGGCCATGTTGCGTGTAAGCACCCTCCGGCTTCCCTGCCCGCGCGGCATCTTTCCTTCGTCCATCATCGTCACCCAGATGGAGTCGGTGCCATAGAACGCGACGTCCCGGTCGATGTCTGCCTGAGTGATGAGCGGAATGCCCATGTCACCCTTGAGATTGGGAGAATCACTTCCCGGCAGCTGGATGCAAACGCCGTTTGGACGGCGAGTTTTCCACGTCTTGGTGCCGGGAGCCTGGTCGATACCACCATCCCATCCTCCCAAATCAGCCGCGGGCTCACACATGATGCCGAGCGCGTCTGTTGTGTCCTTTGGGTTCCCGAGACCAGCCGCTTTGAAGTCAGGGTTCTTGTCGAGGTTGGAGATGGCGTCCACGAACACGCGCGGAAGCAGGTGCAGCTCATCGGCGATCAGTCGCACCCGTTTATTCTTCACACCGGCAAAGTCACCGAGTCCAACGTAGTCATTGCCCTTTTTGCAAGGCACTCCCAGAAATCCATTACGCACATCGATGCCTTCCACATCCGCGTCCTTTGTGGCGGTGACGATGCGCTGGCGGGACTCCTTGATAAAGCCGGGAATCCAGGACCTGACCTTCTTGGCAAGGAGATGGTGCTTCTTCACTTCACCCCAGATGCGTTGCTCCAGCATCTCCCGCGTGGTGGAGCAGCACATCACCGTGGTGCAGTCGCTGAAGCAGTAGTAATCGGCCAATGAGTCGGTGGCGAAGCAGAAGGATTTTCCTGAGGACGCTGGACCCATGCAGCCGATCGACCGGTGGTTGAGATAATTCTCCAGCACCAACTCACTCCACTTGTGCCACTTTTTGTGCGGCCAAATCAGGGACTCGAACTGGACAAAGTGGTAAAAGAGTCCGCGACCCACCATCTCCCCCCGCTTATTCAACCATCTTCCCCCGTGCTGGATCATGTACATTTCGATGGCCACAGGGTCCTGTAGAGGGTCCCACCACAGACCATATTTCTCGACCTTGGTTTTCTTTTTGGGTGTGTAAGGGGCGTGGGCAGTCGTCATTATGTTGTCAAACTGTATCTGGAGGCCTCAGTGACAGTATGGTTTTCTCTTGAGTTAATCACTGTCCACGCTAGGGTCAAGCAGTATGGCAGACGCCGGTCAAAGCCCAAATTCCGATGTGTCGAACGTGGATGGGTCCGTGGACTTCTCCGCCGGGGTCAATTCCCTGAAGGTGACCACCATCCAGTCACAGCAAAACCCCAACGGACTCGCTCGGAATGAGCTGTCGTGGCTGACCAACGGAACGGTGAGGGATGGCGGCATGACTCCCCGGGGCGGCTGGAGGCAGCTGAAGAAAGTAGGCACTGGTTCCGGAACGTATCAAGGTGGATTCCTGTACCAGCCCATCGATGGGAGCGACCCTTATTTTCTGATGTTGATTGGCGGGCGACTGTATAAGACCGGGGCAGACGACCAGTTTGTTCAGGATCTGTTCTCCACGGCTTATGTGCAGAACGTGAACAATCGCGCCAGTATCTCGCTTAAAAATCTTTCGCTGCCGACCGGACTGGGCTCCATCCACGTAGCCCCGGACATCCAGTCTCTTTACGGATTGCCATCGTTTTTTAATGCACCCCCCGTCGGCAGCAACATTACGTTTACCAGCTCTGTGGAGCCCATCGGGAACGTAGGAGACATCATTCTGTTCTACGGCAGCTTCACGATCACCGCCCTCGCCATCAGCTTCGACAGTACATTCAATCGCTGGCGGGCAGATGTCACACTGAAGGCGGACCAGTCGAATTACATTCCAGGCGGAGGCGTTATCAACGGGGCGGTGTTTGGAGATCCGCATGGCGTTCCTGCCTCTGGCCAGCTCTCCAACCTCAGCACATGGGGCATGCAGCCATTCACTAATCCAATTATCGGAGGATCGGTAAACACTTTCTTCACTACTCCGGCCGACTTCAAATTGCAGCCCGGCAGTTACATCATTCAGGATGCGACCAAATCGTATCCCATCTATGTAAATTCGGTGGGTCAGGTCATCACCTTCAACTCGGGAACGAATGTTTTGACCAACAATATGAGCTGTCAATCGACAGTTCTTAAGAACCCTGACGGAACGAATGTCACCAGCATTTGCGGCAAGCCGGTGGTGGACCTTCAGACGCTCAGTGGCGTCACCATCAACGCCACGAGTCTGCTGAGTCTGGATTGCACTCCGGTACCAGCGTGGGTTATCGGATCATTCACGGTCGGTTCTTTCGGCAATGCTGTCGTGCCTTTGACTCAGCCCGCGACCGTGCCTCCGGGATTCTTTCCGGGCGGTATACCCACAGTGGGCCAGCTGCTGAACATTCTTTACGGTACCGCGCAGATCACCAATATTCGCCGCACCACCACGTTCAATTTCGGCGACGGGTTGAACAAGCCGTTTTTCGTCCAAGGTAATGAGTTCTGCGTCATTCAGGCAGGTGATTACACTACGCTGCCACTTTTTTGGGACGGCACCACCCTGCGGCAATCCATCGGCATCACCGACTCAGCCGCGGCACCTGGAACTCCCGGAGTAAACGAGTTGCCTCCCGCTGGACCGATGGATTTCTACATGGGCCGGCTGTGGTACGCTCAAGGGGTAAGTTTTGGTGCTGGAGACATCACCGGGGGAGCATCCGGCACCGCCAACTACAACTACCGGGATGCCATTCTGAACGTGACGGAAAACCCGCTTGTTCTGGGAGGAGACAACTTCTCCACGCCAGCCAACGAAGGCGACATCACCGCGCTGAAGCACAACGCCAATCAGGATGCCGCGCTGGGTCAGGGTGTTCTTTTTGCTTTCACAGCTCGTGGCGCCCATGGGCTCACAGTGCCAGTGACGCGCACTGACTGGATTGCTGCCAATTCCGCCAACCAACCCAAGATTGTGCCGGTGCAGCTGGCGATGGGCACCCTGTCGGACAGGTCGGTGGTGCAGGTAAATGGCGACTTATTTTATCAAGACCCATTGGGCAACATTCGCACACTGCTGACGGCGGTGCGCTATTTCGGTCAGTGGGGAAACCTGCCGATCAGTTCCAACATCAATCGGTTGCTCCAGTTCAACGACAAAACGTTGCTTAACTGGGGCTGCGGCATCTATTTCAATAACCGGATGCTGCAAAGCGCATTGCCAGTACTGACGCCTCAAGGGGTGGTTCATCAGGCCATGTCGGCCATGGACCTTGAGCCCATCAGCAGCTTTGGCAGTCAGTCACCACCCATCTGGGAAGGAATGCATGAAGGCCTCGATATCCTTCAGACGTTCACCGGCATCTTCTCCGGCAAAGAGAGAGCGTTTGCCGTGGTGGTTTCGCGTGTCGACTTCTCATTGCAGTTGTGGGAGCTGACTGCTGATGACCGCTTTGACAATCTCAACACCCGCATTCAGATGCAGGCGGAACTCCCGGCATTTACGTGGGGGAATGAATTCTCCATGAAGCAGCTGCTGAGCGCCGAATTGTGGATCGATCGACTCTACGGTGAGGTGGTGTTTACCCTGGATTACCGGCCGGATGGAGAATCGTGCTGGCAAAAGTGGCACGAATGGAAGGTGTGCTCTCCTCGCAACAGCTGCGAAAGTACGGGCGTGAATCCCTGCACCAACCTCCAGCAGGTGCAGTGTTATCCTTTGATTCCTTATGGAGAGAGTTATCGGCAGACCATGACACTGCCCACCCCTCCCCAGAACTGTTCGAGCGCCAGTGGCCGGCCCTCCTACATCGCCTACCAGTTTCAACCTCGGTTGACCGTGAAGGGTTTCTGCCGGGTGCGTGGATTTCTGTTGCACGCCGCCCCCAAGGAACGCAGGCTCTACGACGGAAAGGTTTGTTGATATGGACGCGCCATTCCCCTGTTCCAATCCACCCAGCACTTGCGAGACGAATCCGAATCCCGCAACAACTTTCTCGTCCGAGGCTGAGGACTCCACCACCTTCATTGCCATCGCCTGGAACAACACGCCTCCGGCCTTGGGTACGCCCTTCACCTCAACTCCGTGTGAGGCTATCGCCGAGTCACAGGTTTCTCAGGCTGAGGCGGATCGACTTGCCACCAATCAGGCGGTCAACTGCTCCAACCCGTGCGCTACTCCTGTGTACAACTCCGCACAGTCCGCCTCGGGACTCTGCTCGGATGGCAACCCTTATTCGTTCACGGTCCCTGCTGGCGTGTTCAGTGCCGAGAACCAGGTGCTCGCGGACCGTAAAGCTTTCGCCGCCGCCACCGCCGCGCTGCGCGGCCATTCCATTTGTTTGGGCTCATTGGCACCGGTGTCGGTATGCATCAACGAATTTTACTTCGGCATCATCAGCTTGGTGACCACGGATGCTCCCGCAACGATTGCCCTGGCGCAAGGTGACCTGCCGGAAGGGTTGACCATGTCGATTGAATCAGATCGGGTAGTGATTCAAGGAACGCCCAGCTCTTTTGGGACTGCGTTGTTCGCGCTGACCGCTGTGAGCACTGCAGGGGTGGTCACCAGTAAGAATTATTCGGTAAGTGTAACCGGAATTGTTACAGGCTCGGTTTTGACGGATGGTGACATTGGAGTCCCTTACTCAGTTCAGTTGCAAGCAGTCACCCAGTCCGCTCCTGTTTGGTCAGTAGTGTCAGGCTCTCTGCCGGACGGATTATCGTTGGATGCCAACACGGGTATTATTTCAGGAGATCCCACCACCAACGGTGACAGCAGCTTCACGATTGGCGCCACGGCGGATGGACAGACCTGCACCAAGGATTTTTCCTTGCATGTGGCAGGCTCGGTGGGGCCGGCCTGCATCGTGTTCCAGAATGATTTCTCCACCCCTGGGTCACCAGACCCGAACGTGACTGGCACACATAGTGCCGCCGATCGCAGAATCGTGGTGAGCCGCTCCAATGACGGACTGCTTACATTCATAGACACCTCCACCAATACAGTATTGGCCAGCACCGCCTGGAATGGAACAAACTTCGGACTGGAAGGCGAGCTGGGGTGCTATGCCACCTCGGTGCAGAGATTTTTCTTCCCTTCTTTTAATGGCGTCGACGTCTACGACAGGGATGGAAACTTCATCACCAGCGTGGCAATGCCCGGCACTATGTTCGCGGGATCACAAAGAAATCTCGTTTACAGCCCGGAGCAGGACCTTGTTTACGGCATCTCGCGTGATTCCAGCGGACCAACCAGAATGTTCTTCTCGGTGGACCCGAATACCAACACGTCGACTCAACTTGGTTCGATCGGTTCCACGTCCAATTACCGGTTGCTTTATACTCCCAACCGGATCGTCATCAAGGCCGACAGTTTCCGAATGCAGACATGGTTGCTGCCCGCCATGACTCTGGAAAACACGTTGAATCTCGGATCTATCACCAACGGTGAGATGGCTTATGCTCCCAACACCGGAAAGGTGTTTGTGCCCATCAACACCTTTGCCACCCCGGTTTCGTTTGTGCAGGTGGACTTATTGACTTTGACAGTGGACATGACCATCACTACGTCGGCTGCCAATGGGTTGCTGGGATTCTGGCAGTACAACCCCGTCACCGGGCTCGTCATAGCCATGGATGACCAGCAGGATGTAGTGGTGTTCGACCCGGTAACGGAATCCATCGTGTGCGAGTTTGCAGCCCCTCAGTCACCTGGCTTTGTGTTCGTGTCAGGATTGGCAGAGGACTACTCCTCCGGTCAGGTTTACCTGCTCAGTGCCAACAATGTCGATAATCCCATGAACGTGTATCAATGAAAACCTTTGCAAATATCGCGGGGGAGGAGTAAAAGGCACCCATGCGACTTCGCCTCTATGACTGCCGCCTCAGCCGACTCCCCACCGTGGTCGGCAAGTGCCAGGCTGACATCCCCGAACTCGCTCGCTACGTCAACACCGCCCAGCAGCGTTTGCTGTATGCCATTGAAGCGCGGGATGAGAGTTGGTTTGGTACGTGGGCAGAGGTGAGGTTGAATGTTTCACGGGCTGCTCCTTACATCACGCTTCCGCGAGAGATTGCCCGCATTGAGGCCATCACGATTTGCGACCGGCCCGTGCCGGTGTACAACCAGTTCTATGAATACATGCAGTTCGGAAATGGCCGGATGCAGCGCCACCGCCTGAACTGTGCCGGCCAGAAAGTGCAGGCCGCTTACACGCGAAACAACGAGCCGCTCTTTACCGATGTTCATGGAGGTCCTCAGTTTATCAACGTGTTTGGCACCGACAGCGCCGACATGCAGGGTGGAAAGCGCGTGCTGATCCAAGGCTTCGACCAGAACAATCAGCCGGTCTACACCAATGATGGGTCCGCGACCATTGTGGGTGAGTGGGTGACTTTGACTGCGCCGTTTGTCACAACCCAGAATCAATTCGTTCGCATCACTGGAGTTCAGAAAGACATAACCGCTGGTCCGGTGCAAATCTTCCAGATGAGTCCGACAACGGGAGATCAGGTTTTGCTGTCCACGTTGGAGCCGGGAGAGCAAACCACCAGCTATCGCCGTTACTATTTCGATTGCCTTCCGTGCAGCTGCTGTCCGCAGCCAAACATTCCGGTGCCGGTGCAGAGCTGTCCGGCACCACAGGTGACCGCGATTGCCAAGCTGGAATTGATTCCAGTGGTCAACGACACGGACTGGCTCCTGTTCCAAAATCTCGAAGCAGTCATTGAGGAAGCGGCTGCGGTGCGATTCTCAGAGATGGATTCAGAGTCGTCTCAGCGTCAAGTGGAGATCCATCATAAACGTGCCATTCGACTGCTGAATGGCGAACTGGGTCATTATCTGGGAGTGAATACTCCGGGAGTGCGAGTGCAGGTGTTCGGATCAGCGAAACTTGAACGTCAAGCCATCGGTACGATGATTTAGATATGAACTTTGGAATGAGCATTTCAGGAAGTGGTGGTGGAGGTGCCACTCTTCCCCCTGGTCCAGTGAACTATTACAGTCCCGCGTACGGTGGGGTGCCGACTGTGCCGAACCCAACCGCGACTGCGGGCGCGGCGGTGGCCGGGAATGCCGCCAATCTACCTCAGCTGCAAACGCTCGCAGGCGACACCAACGAGTTCAACGAGAACCAGCTGCTTGGCCAATACAGTATGGCAATTCCGAACTACAAGGCCCTGACCCAGACGGCCAGTGGAAACGCAGCCGCGCAACTCTCGGGAGAGGTTCCTCAGGATGTCATCAACCAGCTGTTGCAGGGCGCGGCGGAGCGTGGCATTGCAGGTGGAGTGCCAGAGAGCGCCAACAGCAATGCCGCCTATCTGAGAGCCTTGGGACTCACGTCCATCGGACAGCAGGCGACCGGCATGGCCAATCTGCATCAGCTTATTGCCGACGCGCCGATCGCGCCACTGTTCAATCCAGCCTCGATGTTCATCACTCCCGAGCAGGAACAGGAGGCCCAGATGGCCGCCAATCTTTACGCTTCAGCCCCGCAGCCCCAAGCAGCAGCGGAGAATGCAATGCAAGTTGCCACCCCCGCAGGTTCATCCAATCTGCCGTGGTGGGCTCGTGGGTCAGGAATGCCAGCCGCCCTAGGTCCTGGATCGTATTTAACCGGCAACACATGGCACACACCGGCCAGCATTTAACCCATGCCAAATTATACCATTCCCCCATGGTTGACACCCGCTGCCGCTCAAGGCTACGGGGAGTTGGCACAGAACGCGGCTCGCATTGGCATGGAGAACGACATGCAAAAGGCCCGGCTGTCGCAGCAGGCCCAGCAGTTCGCGGTGGAGACCCAGCAACGCGCTCAAGAGATTGCGGCGGAGAATGCCGCAAAAGCAGAGCAACTCAATTACGAGCATCAGCTGGAACAGCAGAAGATGCAGGTAGAGCAGGCCTACAAGCAACAGCAGCTGGCTCTTGACCAGCAGGACAATGATCTCGCCAGCAAGAAGTTTGACGCCACAACGAAGGAAGCTGCTGACCGTTTCCTTGCCACCCAGAAATTCCAGAAGGCAACACTGCCCAAAGAACAGGGTGGAGAGGGATTGACTACCATGCAGGCGGCTCTCAAGTACATCTCGCCTTACATGACCGGGACTGAGATCGGGCGGCTTTCGACGGTGCCCCCGGACTTCAAACCGGGCAACACCTTTGCCATTCCAGGTGCCGCCAGCGAGTCACTCGTGCAGGTGGCTCCCCAGCGCTGGGAAAAATATGCCACGATTCCTCAGACGGTCACCAACGTTCCGGCCGCCCTACCCGTATCAAACGCGGAAGGTAAAGTCATCGGCAATGTCATTCAGATTCCCGGCCAGAAGCCTCATTACCAAAGCGTTACCGAAAAGACCGACGATCTGAACGAATTGATCCGCAAGCGCCAGGAAGCCAAGACGGGCACCAAAACGTCCACCGCGGTGGACAAGGCGACTCCAGAGCGCAAGGCGGTTGGGGGTTACAAGATCGGGGTTGTCTACCGCGGTGGACTACGCTATCTCGGTGGCGACCCCAACGACGAGAAGAGTTGGGAAAAAGTGCAGTCCCAATGACATGGCTTTTCAACCTCCAGCAGTTGATGAGATTGATGAATCACAGCCGAAGTTCACCCCTCCGGCACCCGACGACTTTGCGGTAGAGGACAACGTCACTCTGTCGGACTACGACAAGTACCGTCTCGCTCTCACTAAGGGAGCCATTCCTGAGAACTATTCCGAGTTGGGCATTCCCGCCAGTCTCAATCCTGATTACGACATCGTTCGTGAAGCAGGTCCGATTCCCTATGTCTCCAAGGCCCTCAACACCATTCAGGAAAATGTCGTCGAACCGGTGGCGGCCAAGATCTTCACCAACCTGAAGCAGGCCACGGCGGGGGATGTTATCCCTGCACCTGATCAATATGGTAAGGGATTCGCTGGGTACAATGGGGCGCCGATTGAGCCAAACAAACCCATGCTGCAGCTGCCCAAGCTGACGCAGCAGGAGATGGACGCAGCCACCCCAGCAGAACGCGCGGTGGCTGGTGTTGGTGAAGGACTTGCGGGTGTAATGGAAGGCTTCACAACCCCCGGCAATGTAGCTCTTCTCCCCTTTGGAGAAACTGCCCCGGTGAAGGGTTACTTTGGAATGCAGATGGCGGCCGGCGTGCCTGAATCCATTCAGGCTCTCGACCGCGCCAAGACTCCGGAAGAGAAAGCGCGGGCATGGACAGCGCTCACTGCCAACCTTGGAATGGGTGCCATGCTCGCCCACTCCATTACGGAGGGTAAATCCAGTGCCAGCAAAAACGCCGAAGCAACGCCGGTTCATGGCGATGTGCGCTCACAACCCATCAATGTCGAAGCGGAAGTGTCCCCCGCGGAAGGTGGCGGAAGAATTTTCACGCCTCCCAGCCCGGAAGAAGCCGAAGTTCCACTGAGCAAAGAGCATCAGGGGCTGCTCGATCCTCACATGAGTGAGGATCGCGGAGTGCTCGCTTCGCTTGAAGATGGCCAAGTGATGAAGGCCAACCACGACACGGGACAGATTGAGGTGGACCCTCAACAATTCGCCAAGTGGGTGGAAAATGATCTGAAGGATCTCTCGCCGGAGGAGAAGCAATCGGCCGTGAAGTCCGCATTCGAACACGAGGATATTCACCTCAAGACTGACCCTGAGGACGCCGCGCCGTTCTGGAACAGCTTGTCATCCTTCGAACAGTTCGCGCTCAAGCGTCAGTATCTTAAGGGACGTGATGCCTCACAATTCTCGCCCGCTCAGCTTGGCTTCGAAGCCATTCGCAATCGTGTCGAACGCGCGATGGGAATGGACCGCAGTGATTTTGTGGGCATGGCCCTGCATGAACGATGGACTGCCCAGGCTTTGGACTATCTCTCCCACATTGTGGGCAAAATCCGCGGCCTACGCGACTCCGAGTTGAGCGCTCACCAGAAGTCCATCCTCGACAAAGTGCGCGACAACATCTCCGCCGCGCGGGATGCGGTCAGCTCTGGCGTGGAGGTTGCTAACCAACCGTTCATGTTGAGGCAAGATGAAAATTCTGCGGGAGAGGAGAAGCCAAAAGATGATCTGGAATCTCAGCTTCCTCCAACAGCTCCTGGTGAACGAGTAGTGCTCGTGCGACGTCCTGATGGCTCCATCTACCGCGCGGCCTACTCAGGCAAGCAGTATGATGTGAGCGCTGGTGGCCCTGCATTGGTTGAAAAATACGGCGGAAAATTGGTGGACTCTATTGGCACCATAAACGCACAGGGAGTGTGGACTCATGGACTGCTTCCCAAGGGGCACAAAATCATCAAGGGTTTTAGTCCGTACGCCGCGGTAGAGAGATCTTCCAGTGAAGGTCCGGCCATGCTTCGAAAGAAAGAGAAGGCCGGTGAGCAGCCGGAGATGTTTGGAGCTGTCACCAAGCGAGGCGTTCCAGGCGGTGAAGATGTGCAGCCCACGTCAGCAACGGAAATGGGTGCAGTCGAGACACTGCCTGAACTGAAGATTTCTCCTCGCCAGGTGGAAACTGAGCAACGTTATCAGTCTCTGCCGGTACGAGCCATCACACCCAGTGAAGCCAAGAGTGCCACCGAACTGGCCGACATCCTGACGGCCGACGCTCGCGTCGAAGGTTCGGACAAGCCTGTGTCCGTGACCCGCAGGTTGACCGCAATGGTCAGCAAACACGATGGGACCGTGCATCTGGTGTCGACCTATGCCGGGGACGGGAAGGCCCGCATGGTGGACCCTGCGCTGGAAGGCAAGACCCGCCCCAATCGTCCGCTTGATGAGCTGCTTCCAAATTACCAGCCGATCGCCAGCATCCTCTTGCGGGAACCGGTTCAGAATTTCCACCAGAAGTTCGCCAACCTCGGTGATTTCTACGAGCGTTTCATGGACGAAGTAGCCACCGGCATGCGCGAACAGGGCACCGGACGCTTTGAAGGTATACCCATGTCGACGTCCGAGACGAAGTTCCAGTACCCGAAGGAACGCGCCTCCCACTTGCCCCGACCGGAAGAGTCTGAGCTGAAGGCATTCCACGATTTCTTTGGCGATAACATCCCCAGTGACCGCACGATGTTTGAGCGTAAGTTGCTCAAGTCCGGGGTCACCGCCAATCGTCAGATGATCTCGGGACTCGAGAAGCTGATGAACATCGAGCAGCGCCAGAACCGGGGCATGACCCCAGATCAGGCGCTCTCCAACGTGCTGGACCGACTGTATGAAAACATCAACCAATCCGAAACCCGGAGCGACTTCGTCAAACGGACGCTGGACCAAAGCCGTCCCACATCTGTTGAAGGAGATCCAGAAACTCAAGCAGCCATCAAGCGCTCGCTCGCCGAGTTCGAACGGCAAAAGCGCTCCGGTGCCCGCGACCTGAGCACACTGCGCTCGAAGGCTCCCACCGCTTCGCCGCCGCCACCGCCGGAAGTGGTGGCCCGTGGCGAAGGTTTTGAGGTTCAACGTCCGCGTCAGGCTCCCCAGTCGGAAGGTGTGCCAGTGCGCTCGCCCGAGAAGCTGCCGGGTGAAGGGCGTTATCTCACGCCGAGACTCAACCGGGAGCATCCCGCGCCTCTGTCGCCCACGATTTATCGCCAGCTGGCCAGCCGTCAGGTGCCCGAGCAGAAGTACTCGGTGACCAAGACGCGCTCCATTCAGGAAGCGCAGCCGGACTTTCCCCAGGAGTTTGAGGATGATCCGCAGATCGAGATGTTCAAGCCGCGCGAGATGGAAGCTGAGCCTCCACCAGAGAAAGAGGCGGGTGAATCTCTCGCCGCTGAGAAGAAGGTGATCGCGAAGGGTGAAGGCAATAAGGGTCAGTTGGACTTTTGGAAGAACCAGGGCCCCGCAATGCTGCGCCGGGTGGAAGAAGTTCAAGAAGATACTGCCAAAGCGATTGGGGTTATCACAGCGTACGCCAAACGCAAAGCATCTGAGCAGGAACTGGCCGCCAGTCGCGATGCTGCTGACAACAAGTTTGCCATCGCTGGTGATCAGGTGGACCGTGCCATTCGTCTCGCGTCGGCCGACAAGTCGATGCCCAACGGTAATCCTGAGGTGCTCAAGGCTGCGCCTACGGTTGTGCAAGCGGGTGCGTACACGGTGGACTACCCAGTGCCAGAAGCACTCAAGCCGGATTTGATGGCCAAGATGGAAGCCGACCCTATCTGGAGGAACATCCAGGGACTGTTCTCCTCGGCTGACCCCATCGACAAAGCTCGTGGCGGTCAGATGCTGGCCAAGCTCAAGCGTGAAACCGTGCTGCAGATGGTGGACGATGGTGAGATTGACTGGCGCACCGGCACGGTGAAATTCAACAAGAAGGCTTTCGATAATCTCGACAAGTTCAGCAATTACCTCGATCAGGCCGAGCAAAAATCCCAGAACATTCTATCCTCCAAAGGCGGCGGCATGGATGGAATGCTCGAGCGCCGCGCCGCTCGGGCCCGGTTGGGCGCGGTGAAGAAGATGCGAGCCCAGCTGGAGTATGCCCGCGACCATTGGAATGAGCCGGACCTTCAGGACACCGCGGCGAAGATGGTGATGGAGCTGGAGCAGCAGCACCGTCAGGAGCGGGACATGGGAATGCGGGTCAAACGCACCGAGAACTACCTGCCGGGCCGGTACGATGAAGAGTGGTTTGATGGCGACCGCGTGCACTTTCTGGAAGGGCCGAAGATCCTCGGCAAGAACTTCCGCAAGCCCGCGACCTTTGGTAATTATTACGAAGCCATCGCGGCCGGCAACTACATCCCGTTCAATCTGGATGGAGCCGCGCTCGTGGCGCATCGCGTGCGTCAGGGAATGCGGCAGATTGAGGCTCGGCTCTGGGAGAAGGGACTGACCACCTTGCGCGATGCTCACACTGGCAAACCGATGGTGACTAATCCGGTGCACCGTCCTGATGGCAGCTACGGTACACCGGGACCAGATTATGAGTTGGTGGACTTCGGCAACCGCTACATGGCCGTTCACAAGGGCTCGGTCGACATCATCAAATCCCTGGTGGGAGACAGCATTATTCGCTCAACCCCGGTCACCCGCCGCGCAATGCAGTTCAGTCAGAAGCTGAAGCACACCATCCTGTTCCTCGACACGTTCCACTTGGGCAGGCTGAAGGCCTACGACTGGTCGATCAATGGTATTGGAAAAGGCGGTTACAAAGGTGGCCTGAGTATTCTCGAGTATCGACCGGAAGATGTGACGGAGGCGGTGAGGAAGGGACTTGTCAGCCAGGATGATGCCAACTGGGCCAATGAGCCCATCACCGTGCAGCTGCCCAAAGGCACTACCACAATTACCCGGCGTCAGGTGGCGAACCTGTTCATCCACCGCGGGCTCAATGTGGGCCGGATTGCCGACGCGATCTACAAGGTCGAAGGCATGGGTATCATTGGGAAGTACAACCGTTGGTTATTCGATAAAATGACGCGCGGACTGATGCTGGAAACGGCGGTGAAGGAGTTTGAGCGTCTGAGCAAAGACAATCCCAAGACGGACTACCGCAAGCTGATCAGCGACATCTCGCGGGATACGAACAATTACATGGGCAGCATTGGCCGGCAGGGCTGGATCAAGAACCAGACTTTTCAGGACATCTTCCGCATGTTCGGACTCGCTCCCCAGTGGGTCGAAGGACTCATCAAGAAGGAGACGGCGCTGCCCGGCCGACTGAGTGGGCTATCGTACGTGGCAGGGCGACGGGATGTGCCGCTCTTGGGCACCGCTGGCCGAGGCATTGCGCGAGGGTTGGCTTCCATGTTTGTGTTGACTCAGGTTCTCAACCTCATCACCCGGCGTCAGCCCACGTGGAAGAACGAAGAGGAGGGTCACAAATGGGATGCGTGGATTCCCGACGTCACCGGCAAGGGTGAGGGCTTCTTCCTGAGTCCATTGTCGCTGTTTAACGAGATCACCCACGACATCATCCGTCTGGCGGGCAATAAGCCTACCGTGTACGACGCGCTGCATCAGATTGGGGAGAATAAGCTCGGCCCTTACGGCAAGGCCGCGATGGTGCTGGCCACAGGAGAAACCCCGAGTCACAGGAAAATCACCAGCACAGCGGGACTGGCAAAGGAAGTGGGCAAATCCCTGCTTCCAGTTCCGATTTCATTGAGCAAGTTGGCGCAGGCGGGAGCAGCTCGTGTGGGATTGGCTGAACCGCCTCCTCCGGGAAGCATTCAACGTCAGGCGATGGCCTCGGTGGGTATCAAGACTGAGCCCGCACCCACCGCCTCGTCGGAGATTTACAAGAAGGCGGACCGGTTTGTGAAGGCGAACGGGTTGGATAGAAGCGCCGGATGGCAGCAGGTGCAGACCGATGAACTGGGTTACACTGATCTGCGCCACGCTGCCGCCACCGGCGATAAGAAGTCGTTCGACGCGGCACTGGAGAAGTTGCGCGAGAGTCGAACGGATAATGAGATTTACAAGGCCATGAAGCTGTGGAACGGACGAGCTTTCACGGGCAGTAAAGCCGTTGAGAAGTTCTTTCTGTCGGACCTTTCGGATCACGAGCTGGATTTGTACTCGCGTGCCCGTTTGGAGCGGCAGAAAACCTTCAGCAACTTTGAGAACATGCTGCTGGATGACTTGGAGAAGTCATCTTCTCCGACGAAGTAGCCAGTCCAGAAACAGCCCGATGGCTACCGTGATAAGGATCAAGAGTGGTACGTAGTCGACCACTCTCAGCATATCGGTTCCTTTCTCGCGGGGAACAGTTCTTCACGAATCTCCATCCATAAATTACCCATAAGGTTAAGTCCCTGCCGGTCTGGTCCCCATCCCCAGAATGAGTCCCTCCAGGAGTTCTCGATGAGGAGGCGTTTGCCGGTTTGTTGCAATTTCTTGAACACGTAAGGGTGCTGCCGCGCTTTCTCCCTCAGAATATCCTTCATTATTTCCCGCTTCACCGTATCCCAATCCTCCCTTACGACAGTTTTGTACCTCCGGGCTATTTGGAGAGCTTCATGAGCAGACGGAGCTGTCAAGATATCGTCCTGCACTGGCAAATGCGGGAACTTTTCCCAATGATAAGCGTGCTCAGAGGTTGGGAACACGCACCCTCTCCACTTCAGATTGAACGCTGAAAAGTTGGAGAGGTAATAGTGTTCATGTTCGTAAAAGAACACCTCTCGCTCGGTGTCCAGTGCCAGTCTGTTTTCTGTCGTCATTTTACTTCCTTTGGTTGAGTCCACACCAGTTGTTCGATCATCGAGTCGATGGTGGACTTGTCACCGAACTTGATAAATTCTCTCAGGTCTTTGCAGGGCAGCAGAAGGATGCAGCTCGGCACCTTGAGCCACTGCTGGAGATCCTTCGCTCCCCGAATGCCAGGGTCGTCGTTGTCGGACACCAGCACCACTTCTTGGATGTTGTTCCGTTTCACGTGGTCAACGATGTGCGTCACGCCACCAGAGCAACTGGGACGGCCGATCGTGTAGAGGCCAATCGTCAGCCCAGCGGCGGTATCAGTCGGCCCTTCAACAATAAACATGCGGCGCATCGCGTGCAGCTTGGGTATGAATATCCCCGCCTGAGCCAGTGATTGCCCACTTGTTACCGACGAGGTTTCGCATCCGAATGCCAATGTAATTTCCGTATCCATCTTTCATGGGGATGCCCCACGTGTTGTGATAGCTGCCCGCATACTGGAACTCCAACTCCTCCAGAGAGCGCAACGTAACCCCAAGTCTCTTGGCCAGATTATCGAGTCCTGGATTCCCGTAGGCTCGATACCAGTCGTTAAGCACGCGCTTTACGTTGACCTGAGGAGTCTTCCTGGCCGGCCGTGGCTCAAAAATGGCCCGCTTATCCGGGTCGGGATGCGGGTGCATATAGGCCACCTCGCCACCCTTCAGAGTCTTGGTGCGCTGGGATACCGTCCGCATACATAGGATGATAGAACGCCCAATCAAGCACCACGTGTCTCCGTTGCAAATGGGGCAGCGATTGCCGCGTGTAACGCGTGCCATCATCGTCATACACCCTCCACGCTGTTGTCCGGAAGGAACCCGGGGATGACTTCGGTTTGAAACTCGGCGAGGCGGTTCTTGAGTGGTGCCAACACGCGTTCTTCAATGCGTCCCGCTTTCTTACCCCAGGCCGCCGCCCTCTCCTCCTTCTTGTCAGCGAGCCGGCTAAGCGTATTGCACTCTTCGCTGCCCAGCGGCTCCTTGGCTGATAGGGCACGCAAGTTCTTTGCCGCCGCGATCAGGCCTTCAGCGGTCGCCCGCTGCCGCTTCGCTTTGTCGGTGAACTTGTCGATCCTCGCAATAATCGCCTCCTTGGAGTCCAGGCGCTTTGGTTTCGCGCGTGGCTTCTTGGGTGGTAGCACGATGTTTTCAAAGTCTTCCGGGCGTGGTTCAGTTTCCATCGGGACGTCCTCCTGAGGCTTGGCACATGCGTTTGTTGCACACCTCTTCGGCGTTTTTTCTAAGGTGGGTGGTGGCGACGATCTTCATTGCGTCGGAGATTTCTTTGCTAGCCATGGGAGCAGTGCCTGCCACAATTCCGTTCATGAAGGCCTGTTCCATCATTAAGGAATCCATCAGGGTGGGAGGGCCGTGCACCTTGGAGTACTCCTCCAAGAATTTGTGAAACATTTTGTCTGCGTGGTTCATAGTAATCCTGTGGTATCTGGTACTGTGGATGGTTTCTTCCATCCGTTGTTGCGAAGGTTATCAATCAATCGTTTTGCCTCCTTGCGAGGCATGTTGGTGGGGTCATATCCGTATTTCCTGAGCAGCTCACACTGAGGTGGTGACGCCAGCCCCTTGTTCATGCGCTTGCACAACTCGATGAACAGTTGCTTGGCCTGAGTGTAGGGATACCGGCTTCCGTCGACACCAAAACGCAGCATGAGCGCCAGCTGATTCTCGGAAAGCTTCTTGTCAGAATCGAAGGACTTAGGCGCCTGAGGCATGAGATCCAGCGCGTCGAATGGGTCCACAGTAATCTTCTTGAACTGCGACCGGGCCACCAGCTTGATGCGCCGCTCCTCTGCCAGCCTCTTTGCTCGCTCGATTCGTTTCCTAGCCTCCTCTTCCGACTCCTCCAGAGTGTTCATCACGTTCATGGGCTCGCCAGTCTGGAGCATTTTCTTCTTCGCCAGCTCGATGCCTTTGGCGCTGACCTTGCCTCCCAGAATGTCAGCTGCCGTGATGAGCTTGTGCCGACCGGAGTTGCCCACGAAGTCAAGGATGGTGCAGCCCGGCTTTTCTGAGTTGGCGATCATCCGACACCGCTCTTCTGCTGTGCTGCAATCGTTGAGCAGGCTCGCCACATTGTCGGCAGGACGAAGCCCGCGTCCACCGAACTGCGTGTAAAGGCTGCGGCTCTTCGTCGCGCGCCCCATGATGAGCAGTTCCACCGCCGGATTGTCGAAGCCCTCGCCGCAGATACCGACGTTGACGAGTACCTGAAGGGCGCCGCTCTTGAAGTCCTTCAGGATGGTGCGCCGCTCTTCCTTGGAGACTTTGTCCCAGATGGCGCAGGCCATGCCGGAACGCACCCGGTTGAGCACCTCAGCGAAACGCTGGGCCTGCTTGATGCTGGAGCAGAACACCAGCGTTCGCTTTGGCCGGCCCTTCTTCGTCATAACGTTACTCCACTCTTCCACGGGCGCAAAGTCGAGGCGATGCTCGGGCAGGCTCCAGCTGGCCTCCAGCGTGGGCTGAATCATGCGCTGAACCGTTTCCTCCTCTTCCAAAACCGCCGACAACTGACTGAGATTGAGGTCGCCAGCCGTGGTAGTGATGTGTGAGTAGTCCAGACCCTGCACGGGAACATATTGCTGATAGACGGGCACGAGCCAGCCCTCGGTGATGCCAGACCGAATGTCCATTTCGTACGCGGTGGTCTGGAACAACTGCCCGAGGGCCTCTTCGTCCGATCGGTCAGGGGTGGCAGTGAACCCGATGACTTTAAGCCGTTCGTTTTGCTGAAAGTATCGGACCACTTTGATATAGGAGGGAGCGACCCAGTGATGAGCCTCGTCCAGAAATAAGTACTCGAAATCGGTCGGACGAAACAACGCCATACGACCTTCACCAGAGTTTCCTGAGTACTGTGTTTGAACCGTTCCAACGACCACTTGTTCCTTGGAGAAGAAGCCATAGTCAGCCTTCAGGTCTGCCATCTCAATCCCGCATTTAACTCCAGCAATCCGCTCGATGGTATCGCGGGCCTGATAGATGAGCGTGTCTCGATGAGCGAGGAATAAACACCGGGATGGCTGTATGCGGCGGATGAATTCCGAGGCGATGGTCGTCTTGCCCAACCCGGTTGCAAGCACCCCAAGGGTGGCTCGGGTTCCGCTTTCGAACTCGGAGATGAAGGCGTTAACACAGTCGTTTTGGTATCCACGGATCATCGTTCTCCTTTCATATGCGGCTCAGGCTGATCGGCCACACCGAAGAATCTTTGAACTTCTTCAGGTGTCCATGGATACGGGCACTCTTCCTTTTCAGATGCATCCTTTTCACCACACATCCAGCAGTATGAGTACCCTCCCATTTTGGAACGCTTGAGTGCGTGCTTCACTTTTTACCTTTCTTCCCCAGCATGGCCTCTACCGCTTTCTCTCGAATCTCCTTGGTTTTTTCGGGAACTTTATGCTTCCAGTAGAACTCGCTAATCATGCCGCGCCCACCACAGGTCGTGCACGGTGAGAGTACGCGGCCCTGACAGGTGGGGCACACTGCGAACGGGAGCGCCACCTTGAGCATCTGGAAGGTGCTTTGCAGGTCAGCCATGAAGGCTGACACGTTCAGCTCCGCAAACATCGCGTCGTTAAGCTTTGGGTCAGGATTGCCGCACCCCTTGGTGATGACGCCCTTGATACGGCTGAGCGCTGAGAGCAGTGTCTGAATCTCCTCCATCCGTGCCCACGTCTCCCATGCGGGTGACTGCGGTGGAATCTCAAAGCCGGTGCGATCGTAGAGTTTTGGCGGTTCAGGAGCCTTCATCTCTTTGACCGCCTTGGCGACAGCTGGACCGGTGACTGGACCATCCTTTTGCACCTGCTCCAAGATGGCGACCCGTGATGCGGCTGGGGCTTTCTTCAGCTCGCGAGCGACCCTTTCAGTGTCTACCGCGGTGGACATTTCGGGCGGCAGTTGCTCAATGATGGTGGCGCAGTCAATCAACTGGTGAGCCCTTGAACGGCTCACTCCCCAGTTGTCGACACAGAATGCTTGAAAGGATTCCGCTTCCTCTCTCCAGAGTTCTCGGTCCTTGATTTCCTTCAACGCCTGCCCGCACGCAATCGTGGACTCGATATTGCGAGTGACGATTTGCTTGAGGTCGGCGAGGGTCCTTGTGGATAAATCTTGCATAGGTTGTGATTCAAGTATGAAACAGTTGTTCTGTCAATCTTTTCAGACGTAACACTTCTCCGGCATCGGAAATCCTTCCTTCCGATACCGCCAGAGGTGCAGCACATTCGGGTGAATGTTGACGTATTCCGACTTCGCCGGGTGGAACTGGATGACCGCTTCGTCGTCATTCCAGAACTGCTCCTTGAGCCAGCACATTTCCATCCAGTTGGGCACGCGCTCATACATGCGCTTCTTCTCGTTCATGCTACGCGCTCGAACCGAGACGTGCTCCCAGTCCACCATCTTGCCGTCCGGCTCGCTGCCGTCACTGACAATGCACAGGAAGTGGACCTTGGGGTTGTTGGCGAACGGGATTTCAAAGACCCCGTTCATGCCGTCCTCAGCAGTGGTCCAGAGAATCTCCGGGATGCCGCCAGGGTGAGCTTGGGTTCTGCGATATTTTTCGATGTGGTCTGTTGATGTTCTCATTTTAGTCGCTTGGTCTGTCGTACGGGTTGATTGTTTTAAAAACCTGCTCGTGGCAGTTGATGCAGTGGCCGTTGGCCACCATAAAGTGGCTGCACGGCCCCAGTGATTCTTGCTGCTCTCGGTGCAAAGCCAAGGCAGTCGTTGATAAGTCCATGGCGCATCGGGAGATTTCCTCGATGTTGCCATTGCGTCGCGCAGCCAACAGCTTGGTCCACGCTTCTTCGTATCGATCGCGATTCATGCTTTACCTCTCAGTCTTGGATCAAGCGGAACAGAGTCGCTGTCTCGATCAGGCTCTTCTGACTTTGGTTTGGTGAGCTGCTCCCATTGTGACAATGCCTGATGCAGCTCGTCTGTCTGGTTGGCGTAGGGAATTTCTTTGGCGGCTTCGGCAATCCTCAAGAGGATGCCGCAGTGTGTTTCGTCATCGATTATCTGGGCCAGCTTGTTGAGAATCATCTGCTCGGCACGCTCTTTGTCCGCCGCATCAGACCCGAACAAAGACACCAGTGTGTCAGCGAGCCCAAACGGGACTTGTCGTATTTTAATGGCGGCTCGGTTTGCCGCTGCACTTGAATAATTCATTTGTTCTGTCCTTTCCATCGTTTGAACTGTTCACAAAACTGCGATACGGAGCAGTAATTTTCGCAGCGTGGCCGCTCCGCTGGCCGCACTTCGATTTCGAATTGAGAAGGGTTGGGTTGGCTGGCCATCCACTGGCCGGCTTCCAGCTTGGAGTCCAGCACGCGGCTGGCTTTCTTATTGCCTTTCTTCATCACCGCGAACCGCTCGGGTCGTTCCCACATTTCGTCGGGCGTGCACTCGGGCAGAACTCCACTACGAGCGTTGAGGTGAAGCGCGATGCGGGTTCGCATCCACCGTTCCACTGCTTCCTTGGTCCAGATGCGAGCAGGCATCACTACGACCTGCGACTGCGGTAGTTCAGGATTGCGCTTAGCCTCGTTGACGTTCCAGTCGCGCAGGATGGCGATGATCTTCAGCTCCTTCACCGGCACGCCGTACAGCTCGCACATGTACTTGTAACAGTTGAGCTGCTGGTCCCACTCCGGTTTGATGCCGTCCCGGATGGCCCAGAGCGAAACGAACTTGTAGTCGATGATCGATTCCTCAGTCTTGGCGTAATCCAGCTGGCCGGAGATTTTGTACCCGTCCAACTCAACGACGCACCGCTCCTCCACGATGCCGCCCTGACTGGAACGGCGCAGCACTTCGTGGCCGGCCTTGCCCATCAGGAGCCACAGCCGGTCGGCCGCATCCTCCTCCAACTCCTCCCAGTGCTTCTGCTCCAGCGCAGCGATGCGTGGAGGTTTGATGAGTTCGGTCACCGAGAAGTCGGCGCCTCCTTTGTCGTAGTCGTCCGCACTGATGGCCCGAACCAGTGGCTCAGGCAGATTTGCATGATTGGTAATTCGCATAGGTTAGAAAGGTATTTCGTTAATTCGTTCCAGTTCCCGCTTGCGTTCAAGGTGCTTTGGGTCATCCCCTTGGTCGTCGCTCATTACGTGCCCATCGACCAGGTTGTCAGCGGACTCGTGGTAGCCGTGTGCACGCAACAATTCTTCCAACACAGTGCATTCCTCACAGCTGAGATGCTCACCCACGTCGTGCAGCAACTGTCCATCAGTCCACACGCGCAAGAAATCCGCGAGTGCGACCACCAGCAGCTTGGCCTGCTTGGGCGCTCCCTCAGCCTCGAGCCGGGTCAATGCAAACTGCTCGATGGCGGTCATGTAGTCCTTACCGAAGTAAGTCTCGTTGCCGTCTAGGTCGATCGCTCGATTCGACTCGAACTCCTCGGCCCACTGAATGTAGTCGGCAATGTCCTTGCGCGAATCCTTGCTGTGGTGCCGATACAATCCTGCAAAAAAGGCGATGTCGGCCACCGCCTCCATCCTTCTGTTAAACGGGCTGTCTCTCATTGTTTTGTCCTTTCTCGATTTTCTCCGCTCCGGCGAGGGCGGCTTTTGCTTTCTGGAGTGCATCCTCGATCATTTTCATTCTCTGGTGACAGAGATGGGTATTGAGTTGTCGCGCTGCGGAAATATCCTCAGCGTCCTTTAACTGACCAGCCAAGCCAAGAGTCACGAGCCTGAACTCGTTCGCGGTGAATTGGATGGTATAGTGAGGTTCGTAATCAGTGTGAGGCATCTAAACCGCCCTCCTCTCTGTACTGACTTTCTCCACCACCAGTCGCCAGTCATCGGGACGGGAACCGGCGGCTTTCAGAATCCACTGAGGATCTCCATCCAACCCATCGCGGCGATAAACCGCAGCGGTTCGGGGGAGTACGTCGTGATAGCGCAAGTCCTCAACGAACTCCGCCATCTTTTCTTCATTCTCGAACTCGATTACGAGTCCGCATTTTCCTTCGTTCATATATGTCCTTTCATTCAAAGTGGGCGGTGTTGAACTTCTTGTCGGGAAACTCCTGCAGCACGACCTTGGTGTGCTGCGAATGGATTTCCGTGTGATCAACCGTATAGGTCTTTCCGATTTCCAGGATGCCAGCGGGGTAATCATTATTTCCCCACTGGGCGACATCTACGTCGAGGTTGTCGCATTTGACTCTCGTTCCGCGTTTGGCATCAATGTTCATTCTTTCCCCCTTCTAAGTATTTGATGAGAAACGCACCCTTCGCGGTCATCGTTGCCTCCACGATACTGGTGTAGAACACGCCATACATGAAGACGTACTCTTCCTCGAGGTTTCGGTTGATCCGGCTGAACGGGTGAATGCCGGCTTTGATAAGCGCTTCTTTCAGCTCGGTACCCCGGGCAGTGAGCAGTTGTTCCATCTTGCGGGCCTCGTCGGCACGCGTTGCTTCAGCTTCCAGCCTTTGCTGTCGCAGATCTCTGAGCCATTTGATTATCATACTTGTCCTTTGGTTTTTGGTTGATCCAGACGGGGCTCTGTTTGACTCCTGACTACGGATCGAACGTAGCTACAAGGCTCTGTGTCCACCCCATCTGGAAATTGGTTATTTCTCTCGCTTCCACTCGATTTGATTATTCCGGTCGATCGTCGGATGGGTCGCGTTGTTTAATCCAGTCGTAGTGGCGACCAGCATCGTCGAGCATCCGACGAAACTCTTCGTCCTTGGCGATGGCCTCTTCCCTCTTCGGTTGGCCTTTATACTCGCGCTCCACCTCGTAATTCATTACAAGTCCGAACAGGTAGTTCTTTTCCAGTTCAGCGAGTGGGGTGTCCTTATTCTTGCCCCATGGCATCTTGAAGGACCGCCATGCCTCCTCCTGACCAGCTGGAGGTCGGGAAGCGAAGGCGTCCACCTGCGCCACGAGGTCCTCAGCCACCTTTCTGGTGGTCGGAACGTGCTTTAATGGCAACTGAGCGAGGGTTTCACCCTTCTTCAGCCATCCTTTATCGACAAAGTAAACCGTAGCGTAGTCGGCCGCCGTTCCCGGGAACATGGCGATGAACCGGGTCCGCTGGTCTTGGGTAGCCTCAGCTGCTGGCGGAGGGACCAAGTCAGCGGTTTTAGCGGCGGGCTTTGGTGCGCTTTGGGGGGCTGGCGCTGCCGTTCGGCTCTGGGAGGGTGATTGTGGCTGCCGATTGCCGGACGCGCCCTGATGGCCATGGGACGTCCTACCGTTCGGGTTGCGCTGCCACCATCCCTGGCACCAGTCCTTCTTCCACGCTTGGAGCCCAATGCCAAGCTCTTTGGTACACCGACGCAGGGCGGCAGTTTTTGCCCCCTCCACGGCATCTCCATAGTTCTGGGACTGGTTGTTTTTGTAGTACACCATGTCCCCAATCGCCTCAGCCACAAAGCAGCCTCGTACTACAAGCATGGCCTCCACGTAAACCCGGCTGGCCTGCACTGGGGCATCGCCACGGTTCTTGGGCGGAATCTCAAAGTCCTCAGCCCAACGCTTGCGGGGGATGATCGACCACTGGCCGAGCCCCAACACCTCGTTAAGCCGGTCCCTCAGGAACGCGTGCTCGATGTAAAGCAGGTTCTCCTTGCCGGCTGCGCCGGGTCGGAAGGCCTCATCCGGGAACTCCTTCTGGAGCTTTTCCTGCTCCTCCGGTGTCAGCTTCAGCTCGCTCGCCCGGGCGTACGCGGTCATGGTCAGGCCGGCCACCGCATCCACCTTAGCCTGTTCCGGCGTGGTGATCGGTTTGTCCACCGCGGTGGACACGGGAAGCGGCCTATCTCTCACCTGTATCACTGGCATCGGTTCGTTCGCTTGCGGTTCATGTCCGGCTGCTTGAGCCGCTGCTTGTCGATCGGCCCACTCGGACGGGTCGTAATGTTCCATATCTTCAGTTGTGTCACTCATGTGTGTACTTTCGGTTTTAGCGTCTCAATGAACGCCTTGGTTTTGAAAATCAGTTCGTCAAAGGAGGCGGCATCGATTCTCTGCTCACCTTTGGTGTCACCGTTCTTAAATTCAATGGTGGCGTAGTGGGCAAAGGTGCCGTCGTGCATTCGCCACGCCCGCAGCATGACCGCGTTGATATTCTTGGAATCAAACGGGTCCTTCAGAATCGAAAGGCTGGCCGCATCCACGCTGGAAAGGAGGTTCATGTGGTAAAGCCTTTCTCATCGTCGGGCTCAACGCCTTTGAATTTGGCGAACTGCGCTCGTGCCCGGTCGCCCGCATCCATGATGGCGGTGATGGCCACCTTGCAGTCAGGATCGCCACACTCACATGGCAACTGAGATGCGGCCTTGAGTTTGTCCCACTGCTCTTGGGAGATGTTGCCGACAATGTTGGCGAAGAAGGCTCCCAGATGTGCCTGCCCTTCGCCGGGTGGCATGCCGGCGATGGCATGACCGATAAACGCTGCCAATTCCGGGAGTCCGCCGCCTTGGATAATTTCAATGCTCATATTGGTAAAAGTAAGAAGGGGACGTGCGGCTGGTCAAAGGACAGTAAGACCGTCCACAACCGCGCGTTTGCGGTCCGCACGTCCCCAGATTTGTTAGATACCGTGGATGATGGACCAGTCTGGGTCCTCACCAGTGAGCCCGGTGCCCGGACCTTCGCTTTCGCCCATGCTTCCAGCGCCGGCCCCTTTGCTTCCCGTGCTGGGGTTGGATTTTGGGTCTTGAGTCCTCTGCTTGAGGTCCTCAGCATCTTTCTGCTGCTGGAGTGCTTCCTCCACCAACGCTTGTTGCAGATTCAGCGGACCATCCTTCTCCAAGTCCTCCGGGTCCACTTTGTGGTGGCGGCACGCGTGCACAATGATGTTCGGCGCGAAGTTCGTCAATGCCAGCTCGCCGAGCCCCTGTTCAATATCATCCTCCCCAATCTCGTGCTTCACACACCGATACAGGATTTCCTTCCACGCGGCCCGGCAGCGCTGCCAGAGCGGGTCTGTCTCCGGCGAGTACACCGATGGACCTGCATCCCGATTCTGATGGTAATTACCGTAGTAGTGTCCACTGTTGGTGCCGTTGTAGACCGTGGGCGGAGGAGTTGGAATCTCGATCACGTTCTGCTTCCACTGGTCCGGGAACACCAGCTCAGCGGGCGGAATGGTCATCAGCCGTCGCGCCTGCTTATTGGCCCAGTCGGCCGGCAGGAACTCCCGGAATGCCAACGGGCACTGTGCGCGTATAGCCTCCACGTCCCAGAACCAACTCATGTCGAGGTTGCCGTCCTGAATCACAAGGCCCTTGCGGTAGAACCGCCCATGGATGTCGTACTTGTCCTTCTTATCCATGTGGCCAATGGTGATGTGAATGCCGTCTTGATCTTTCTCATTGTTTTCATCAGTGCCAGATTGAAAGGCGCCCGATGAGCAGTGATGATGGACTGTGCCGAAGTAGTACCAGTCCGGCGGATTGAGATTCAACTCGGCCCGCTGCCGGTTCTTCTCCTCGTTGTCCAACTCCCGAGCGGTCATGCCCGTCTTGGCTTCCTGTGGGAAAGCGTAAGCCTTCCATGTCCGCAGCGTGGGGCTGACAAACAGCCGCACCTGGCACTCGCTCTTGTAGGTGTCGTAGCACCACTGGAAGAACGAGAGTACCTCATTCCACACTTCTGGCGGGATCTTGGGTCCCTTCCAGTCGATGGTGGCTTTGGTGGTTTTTACTTCGTACTTCATCGTGCAGTCGAATAGACCTTCGATGGAGGCGTCGTCCTCAATGACTCCGCCCTTTAACTTCATTTTTGCCATAGTCTGTCCTTTGATTTACTGGTTGGTTTACTCTTCGAAAAGCGAGCGATACAGCTCGGGGTCAGCCTCTCGAAGCGCGGCTTTGAGAGCTTCTTTGCCCTCAGGTTTCAACGACACAGCGCAGTCCTGGTCGTCGTCGTAGTCGACCTCATGGTCGTAATATCGGGAGGCGCCTTCCACATCATTCATGCTGATATAATCGCCCGGACTGTTATCCTGTATCTCAGTTTCGATTGACTCAAAGAAGTCAGAAGGATTACCCGCCTCCGAGGCAATTCGAACCAGGCGTTCACGGTTCAGGGGAATTACGCCTTCACCTTTCTGGTCCTGAGCATAATTGCACCTGCCTCTATCGGTGGCTTCCACTGCCACCGCGACTTGGACGCTGTTACGCGCACGACGCTCCTCTTCTTCCTGTTGAATGCGATATTGGCGTGCAATCGGGTCCTCAGGCTTATCGCACTTGATGTTGTGTTCAATCCAAACCTTGATCTTGTCAAACGTGTCGCACTCTTCCGGCACCGGCACTTTCAAGTGTGCCAGCAGCAGGTTACGAATCACGGGATTCTTGGGATTGGCAGCAATGAGAGGGATCACTGTCACTGGCAGCACATCCTTCATGTTGCATGTTTTCTTGGGAGGCTCCTTGACCTCGACGGTCTTGCTGGCGCCATCCATGCCCACCTCGACTTTCTTGGTGGCCATATCAATGCTCTCCTGCGGCAGCTGCTCCGGCTGTCTCAGCGTTTCGCTCGCCGATACTGTCGCTGAAGTCTCCTCCGGTGCGTATATCGGGTTGGGATATGGACTCACTGGCGGTAGCGGTATTGGATCTGTCTCGTTCATCGGTTTGTCCTTTGTTTTGTAGTTTGTCTTTGATTAGAAATGTCTCCAGCCGGGTGCGGTTGGCGACTAAACGGTAGGGAAGGGACGGAATCGTCTTGGCTTTGACTTTCGGCGCGTGGAGGTGCCACAGCGCGAAGAGATGGCCGGCGAGTGACGCGGCCAGTGCATTGCTGGTGACCAGTTGGGGATTATCCTTCTGGGCTTCACCCGTGCAGCCTATGCCGCGGGCTCGCGGGTCACCACTGGCATCCGTGAGGATGTCCGGGAAGTAAACGCGCGGATCGATGGCTGTGTCCCGCCAGTCACGCTGGTAGAAGTAAGCCTCGGCCGAGTGTGTCTCGTTCGCTGCGAAGATGGCGCGGCAACCGTAGCGGTCACATTCACCCAGAGCGGCACGCCGCGCCCGGTGATTGTCGACACACACGATGAGCCAGTCATCCTCCTCGAACTCCATCAGCCCTTCACAGAACCAATCGTGCCGGAAGCGGCACCGGTAACGCTCGGCCAGCGCTTCTGCTTTCGAGCGTCCAACATCCTTGGGTGTGAACAGCTGCCGGTCGAGGTTCTTCTCTTCCAGCATATCCATGTCGATCAAGGTAATTTGCTCGGGTGAAGTGAGCAGAGTGAGGGATGGGGTGAGCCAGCTGCCCACGCCCCCACCGCCAATAATGTAGATGTTCGCTTTCATGTCATCATCCTTCCAAGATACGGTTAAGCACGTTGACCACCTTGGCTGCCGGATTTTTTTCCTGCGTGCGCTCATACATGATGCTCTTAGCCGCTTCAACAATGTTATCAAACTGTTCCAGGTTGATTTTAGCGTTCAGCATCGCATCCCTCAAAAGATGGTCCGTGCAGATCATGGCCGCCACTGTGCAGTTGTGGCGCTCATAAGGAGATCCACGATTATCGTATCGATCCTCTGCAATCTGGTAGGCACAAGACGTGATTATGTTGTTCCATCTCTCGGTGCAAGTCTCCGGTACAGTCCTGCACCCATCCAACAGCAGGGGAAGAGTAGGATTGGGTGTGCTCATAACTGGCAGAATTTAAGGAATGCAGGGTTTACCTTGGCGCACATGGTGGTCCAAGGAACGATAATCGGCTGCGTGGCAAAGCCATTGTCCAGCGCTTTGAACCGTATGAACTTCCACACATCCTCCGAGTTCTTGAACAAGTCCGCGTTCCATGATGCGGTGCGAAACTGATGCAGCGCTTTCGCCACAGTTTCCATAACCGTTTCCGACTTCGAGTTGTACTCACCCATGCAGACCTGGCACGTGTCGAAGAGATTGGCGATGGGCAGCCGGTAAGCCACCCCACGGCCGTCGAAGGCGTAGAGGTAGTGGTCGAAGGCCATCCAGCCGGTGACGTGCGGCTTAATCATGATGTGAAACCGCAGTCGCATGGTCGCGTCCTGCTTCATCATCGCGTCGGCACGCACCCACTCAATCTCCATCATGGGGTCCTCGCTGTGCTTGGGATGGAATGAGGGAAAGAGCTGGTTCTTGTAGCCCTCGTCCGCGGTAATGGCTTTGAATGAGGTGCGGAAGTTGATGGTTTCCAGTGGCACGGACACATGAATCACGCTGTCCTGCTGTTGGAACACCATGTTCACCGGCCCGTGTCCCGGCAACTCCAGGAAATTTCGGACGGGGATGACAATGTTTTGAGCGAACGCCTTTTGAATGGCATCTCCAGGGTCGATCTCCTCCAACTTTCTATGTCGGCGGTAGACCTTGCCCTCTCGAGTAATGATATAGTCTAATGTTTCTTGCATAATCTGTCCTTTGGTTTGTAAGAATAAAGAGCCCGGCCCACGAGCTGGTTGACTCATGAGCCGGGCGGTGAGGTTTGTCGCTTACGCGAGGGCGAGTTCGACCGTGGCCTTCTTATTGGCCGCGGTTTCAATCACCACCGTGGACCCGTTCGGGACCAGCGCGTCTTCAGGCATGGCAATGCCGCCAATCAGGAGATTGACGTTATCACCGTAACCCAACTCATCACGCAGCTCATCCGAGTTCTTGACGTCGCGGATATAAATCGGCGAATCACTCTGGTGCTCCGTGGAGTCGGGACCGTAAACTACAGTACAACGAAACATTTTGTTTCCTTTGGTTACTGGTTTTTTTGGTTATCCCAGCCGATTATGGCTGGGCCGTCGTGGTGCCGGTGTTGGCAGCGCCGGCCGTGGCTTCCGCCAGCTTCACAGCGAGGCTGTTGACCTCGGCATTGGCCTTGCCGAGTTCGGTTTGGAACGCGGTGATGCGCTTGTTGGACTCCTCATTGAGGAAGTCCAAACGAGCCTTCTCCGCATTGTTGGCACGCTGGGTTTCCAGCTCGCCGTTGATCGAGGCGATGAGGGGCTTGATACGACGATCGGCCAGCTTCTGGACTTCCGAGTCCACGAAGGTTTGAACTTGATTTTGTGTCATAACTATTCTGTCTGTTAGTACTAACGTGAAGGGGGTATTCCCCGTTGCGTGCTTCACTCACGCCCTGTCCTTTTAACTCCAGGAGTCCGCTGTTGCAAGTGTGAAACAGCGGAGTGCTGAATTTATCGGATATTCCTGATTTTATCGATGGTGTCCATCAGCTCGTACATGGCTCGAATGAGCTTCTTTAGCTGACGGCAATACCACCAGCGCTGGATTGCGTGTTTTATTCGATAAAACAGCGCGATCATCCAGAGTGCGACGGCCAAATAAAGCAGGCACTTCATGTGCTGAATGCGACCACCCGGTCGCCGTTATCGCCACCTGTCCACTGCCGGTAGGCAATGACGTAGGCGAGATAGTCGCTGACGACACCCTTGGCTTCAAGCTCGGCTCGAAACTGCCCGAAGTAGGTGCGTAGGTCCTTGGTGGCTTTCATTCGGTCGCCACCGCAGTTGTTGAGGATATTCTCAACCTCATCCAGCTGCTCATGCGTGAGCAGTTCAGAGAGTCGCACTTGTTTGATTTCTCCACTCATCGTTCATCCTGTCGCAGATATTTGACCATTCGCTTGGGTGCGGTGCGAGTCGATTCCACGCTGGCGCACACGCAGCGGAAAGGCTTGTGGGCCAGGTTCTGGTCGTACTGGTGGGTCCAGTGAATAGACACGCCATCGCCCTTCTCAGTGAACGTGGTGGTCGGTGGGAATTGAATTGGTAATGTTCGCTTTGCACTCATTGTTGTCCTTTGGTTTTTTGTGGCGTCATTTCCACAGTCTGGGGCGTCACGTGCACGCTCCAGAGTGTGTGAATCACGGCCTGAATGTGCCTTTGTTCTTGATGATGTTATTGCAGATAGCCTTCAACCGGTCCTCATCCTCGATGAAACCATCGCCGAATTCGATGGCGCGATCGAGTGATTTTTCTCCCGCATCCCGGTGGTGACTATCGGTACGTATTTCAAAAGCCGCTTCCATGAGGTCGATTTGCGCCTTTGGAAAGTACTTTTGAAGTATGGACTTGACCTGTTTGTAGTCCTCCAGTTCGTATCCAAACCCCGGACTGCCAGTCAAACTGTCCTGATTGAACAATCGGATAGCGGAAGCGCAGGCTGCCCCCACAGCGCAGCACGTGCAGGTGGCTGGAGGCGTCTCCACCACGATGGTTTGCCTGCCACCAAGTAGCACGTTTTGAATGATCTTGGCGTTTAGTTTAGCTGCATCTTCCTGACTGGCTGGCTTGACTGGATCTACCGCCAACCACATGCCTTGCCGAACGGAGTACCGATCGGCATTGATTTGTTTGATAATATCCTCGGCGATGGCGATTCGCTTTTCAGCGGCGCTCAGCTTCGAGAACGGTTTGGGTTTTAAGATGGCTTTGGCCATGTTCTATCCTTTTGGTTGTTTGAAGCATGATTGCTTCAGTCCAAGCTCCGCGTGGGAGCTGGGAGTGGAACCATCACAACGTCGTTTTACCTGCCGCCCACGCTTTCTTCCAGCGTTTCTTCATGGCGCGGCCGATCTTGGCTCTGGCCTTGGCTGACATGGGCTTACGGGGTTTATCGTATCCCACCGGGCGAATGACGCTATTGCGGGTGGCAATCGTCTGTTCGAACTTCTTCCGGCGGGCAGCGCTCCACTGTCTACCGCGGTGGACATTTGTAGGCATGCTGACAGGTGTGCCGGTGGTGGAGATGACGTGGAACTCGTGCTCCAGCGCCGTGATTTGGTCCTTAATGTCGGCCAATCGCCTAAACTGCGCTGCGGTCAGGTGTTTTGGATTTATGGTCTGCATTTCTGTCCTTTGGTTATCCCGGCTGGATTGCCGGAAAGTGTTATTCCTTCAGTGGCAGCCGGCCCTCGTACACTTCGCCGCCATCACGGGTGACGGTGACGTAAATGTGGGGATCTTCCCCGGCTGCGCTTGGCTCGATGTCAATCTCGATATCGTCGCACTCGTTGGCGGCGTAGTTGTCGAGTGTGATCGAGAGGCTTCCGTCGGGTGATTTTGCCAGGATTATTTTCATTTGAATTTTGGGCAATCCTCGCGCTCCACTCCGACAATCGTGAGCTGCTCGATGGTTTGATTCTCGAACCCTGATTTTGCTTGCTCAGCCCCGACGAGTGCGTCGTAAATGTTGACCGCCGTCACCCAGCATTGGGCGGAAAACGTGTCGTTTCCTGTGATAGTGACCTTCCATTTGAATTTCATTTTGTTCTTTCGTATCACCAGCACCATGCTGGCAAAGAGGGAGCGAGTGAGATCGTCTCGCTCCGTGCTTTGCCTACGAGATGACAGGCCAGAACTTCCAGTAGCAAGGGGACGCTTTCCAGTCCACAGCCCAAAACTTTGGCCAATCCCAGAATTGAAATCTCTCTTTAACCCATGCCTCACACTGTTCGTGCGGCATTGAGGATGGGAATATGATTATGACGCCCATAGGTTGTTTGCTTTCTTTATTCGGTTGGCCATGCCAAGTGGTATCCTCCGACTTGACGTTGTGGTTTGTGGAATCGGCGCACCAGCCAGCGCCACAGTTTCTTAATCATGTGGTGGTGGCACGTTTGAGATTATGTGGCTGGTTTCGACGGTCGTATTTCGTTTCTTAAGCCACATCCAGTCGGTCAGCATCTCATTTGCTTTGGAGGCTAGGGATTTGGCGATGCCGTGCAGGTCATCGTTCTCCTCGAACTCAGCAGTGACGTAGATGGTGAAAGTTTTCTTCGGCATGATTATCTCCTTTCTTCAGATTCATCGTCCTCAGGTGGGTCCTCCATGAGCGCCACCGCTTCACTGAAGCCGCGAATCTGCCAGCAGCCTGTACTCTCAGGTACAGCAAAATAGGCGTCATTAAGCAGGTTGTTCAGTGTGTACACGTCATCAACCATGATTGCGCGAGCCATCGTGGCAGCTGGTCGTGTGTCGGCGCCTTCACCTTCGATTTGCAGCCGGCTGACTTCGGCGGAGGGTGCGGTGATGGGCAAATCGACTTTCTCTCTTCCACGGAGGACGGAATGGGGATGCCAGTTGAGGACAAAGTCCACAAGCGTCTCTCGGTTGGCCATGAACTGCTGCATCCATTTTGCTTTGGTCATAGTTACTCCTTTAATTCGGTTATTCTTCTTCGAATGGCTTGCGCTTCCGCTGTCCACCGTGCTTCGTCGGCCTTATCGCCGTCAACACGAGCGCACCCAGCCAATTCCCAGGCTTGATCTTCCTTACGCCGCAGCCGGTCGATATTGAATTCGTTGTCGATTTCGGATTGCGTCATGTGATTGTGATGATGTGAATGGTGCATTCCCTGCCGTCGCGGAGGATGCCGGTCAGGTTATAGCTTCGGTTGCTGCCATCTTCGCGCTCAATCTTGTTGATGACCACGAAATCGACGGGCACCATCGTGGTGATGTTCGGATAAACGGTCAACGGCTGTCCGGTGAGGAACGCGACCATGAGGCGGAATTTGTCCATAGAGAGAAACCGGGTCTTAGTCTCCTCGACCCGGTGTTGATGTGGCATTGGATTACTCCGGCTGCTCGATCGTCTGGGCTTCGAGCTGGGAATTCTGCCGGCGACGGGCCTCTTGGACCTGCTCGACCGTCCAGCCGAGTGATTTGGCGATGGCATCGTCGCTGGGGCCGACGTTGCGCTTGATTTCCTTCACCGTGACACTGATTTGGCGGACACCACTGGCAAGGGTGCGGGTGGCAATCTTGTTCAGTGTCCAATCGCCGCCCAACTGGGCAATCTGGCCTTTGACGACGCGGAATGCCTCGTCGCTCTGCTTCAGAATCTCGGACTCCAGCCGGTCTTTGTTCTCAGCGCCTTTCAGGTTTAGAGCCTCGGCAATGTCCTTACGGGACTTCGGGGAGAACACGGTGCCCACGTTGGCGCCGTTTTTTCCCTTAATCTCCTTGGGGGAGAACACCTGCTGGATGGCTTCATCGAATCCGATGAGACCGAGTTGCTGATTGCTGTTTGCTGTTGCTGTTTGCATATTGACTGTCCTTTTAAGCGTGGCACTTGATTGTGACACGGCGAGTGAATCGCGCTCTAAGGGAAATCATCCCAGACCGCGAACCACTGGCAGGACAGCTCTCTACCTTATGCGGGCTGTGATGGTTACTCGTAACCTCGGAGGTCCCACTGTCCGGGGTGAGACACCATCAGCTTCAGCAGTTCAAGTGCCTCGAACAGTCCGTTGGCATGAATAGTCAGATGCCCATTTGGCTGGCCTTCCCACGTGTAAACCTTTTGGCAGAAGTAGAATTTCATATCGCGTAGTCATCCCAAGCCCAGTCAGGATGGTTTTGACGGTTGATTTGTTCGAGGGTGAGCGTGCCGGGATTCCACATGGAGAAGTGAATCTCAGCGAGCCGTAGACGTTCGAGCCGCGCAGCCTCTTGGGCGGCATCATACTCACGGTCAATGACTTCGAGTATGGACATTTCAGTTTGCATTGTGACCTTTCGTTGAGGGACGGCACCATGCAGCCCCTACACCTTATGCGAACGGTGATGGTTGCCCGAGCAAAGCCCACTCTTGACGCCCACCAATCATACCCACTACGATGCCCTACGTGAAATATGGAGAGGCATATCGAAGCGCCCTTGAACTTCAGAGGGTTATCATGACTACTGTTCATGATGCTGAGCCGAAGGATAAAGCCTCACTCGCCAAGTCATTCGTCGCGCTTGAGATGCTCAAGCTCCGCTTGCGCATGAAGCCCGCTCCCAAGCCCATCGACGTGAGCAAACCGAAGAAGTCCGGCTTGCCAGTCGTAAATCCTGAAGAGTAAGGAATCTCTTTTTGCCTCAGACCGTGTCCACGGGGTGTGGGGTGGGGAGGGTTGTTGACGGACTTGATATATCCTTACCTCCCACTCCAGGAAAAATCCAACTCGTGATCGTGAACTGAATGACCAACGCGATCACGCCCTCCGAACACGAGTCCAGATCATGTCCTGCAACGAGCCCTCATCCCAGTGGCCATGGTCGTGACCCCTGGAGAAACCATGTTCCACCACCGACCAAGACACTGATGATCGATAGCCCAACGTACCCGATGTAAACCCAGATCTCACTCACACTCCCTCTGATTATGATTATGATTATGATT